TTTTCATAGCTTGTCCTTGCATTTTCATAGCTAGACCTTTGTCTCTTCTTGCTATTCCCTCTTTTTTAAGTTGTGCAGCTGTCTTACCACCATCACCAAACTTTTTAATTGTACCTCCTTTTTTCTTCATAGGTATCTCACCTTCCATCATACGCATCTTTTTAGATTCACCTTTTTCGTGTTTCATCATTGCTGACTTAGATGCATACTTCTCTCCTGTTTTTTTCTCAGATAAAAGTTTCCCTTTAAGTTTACCTATTTTCCCTCCTTTTTTCATATATTGTTTTATTTGTTTTTTTCTATAATCTTGGTTTTGTTTTTTAATCTTTTCTGCATATCCATCACTCATCGCACTACTCTTAAGACCTTCAACAGTTTTCATTGCATCTTTTCTGCCTACTTCGTATCTAGTCACTTTAGTTGTAGTTTGTGCAGGTGTAACTCCTAAATTTACTTTCTTAACAACAACAGGAAAACTCTTTTTCCCTGCAGCATATCCTACAGTGTCAATTGCATGTGAGAAGCTATCTCCCTCTAACCCCTTAGCAGTTTTTACAACAAGTCCTGATTTATCTGCTTTATATGTTTGTCCTGTACCTTTGTTTTCAGCTCTTGTAACCTTACCTTTGTTGTTAGTTGTCAGATAAACGTCAGAAGAAGGTGACATTTTAGAGTTATTCAAATTAGATACATACCCTCCTTTATTTGGACTTTTTGAAACTGGTGCTGTAGTCTTTTTTTGTGCAGTCGTTGGTGTCTTTTCAACCTGTGCTACAGTTTTCTTTGGTACAGTTGCTTTACCTTTTGAAACAGGTGCTACAGTTTTCTTTGGTGCAAATACTTTACCTTTTGAAACCGGTGCTGCAGTTTTCTTTTGTGCAACCATTGGTGTCTTTGAAACAGGTTTTTTTGGTGTTGTTTTTGGGTATGGAGTTGCCATATAATTATGATTTAGTTATTTATATTTTTATTATTACTTCTTCTTTTTTGAAGTTTTAGCTAGACTTCCTATTGCCTCACTTGCAGCATATGCTTGAACTGCCTTTTTAACTATCTTCTTAGCTTTTGGAACTATTAGTTTTTTAGCACTTGTCCCTGCTAGCTTTTTAGTACCTTCACCAAGTAATTTTTGAGTTCCAGAATTTAACAATTTAGGAGAAGATTTAGCTATTGCTTTTGGTGCTGCTTTAGTTAGTAATTTTTTAGAGCCTTCTGTAATTAGCTTTTTAGTAGCTGCTTTTGCAAGCATCTTAGTTCCTAGAGCTTTAACACCTCCACCTGGAGTCGCAGCCATTAAAAGTGTCTCCGTTAGTTCTCCTCTTAATTTAGGCATAATCTTAGTCATTTTTTGACTAATAGCATTTTTATATGCATCTCGTTCAACTTTTGAAAGATTATCTCGGCTCGATCTTCCTCCGGCCCAATTTTCATAAGTTGTCATTTTTTCAATATTTTTCCACTCATCTTCAGATAATTTTGCTCCACTGGCTCCTTTTTTAAGCAAATTATCTCCGGCTTTTTTCATAGTGACTTGAAAAGCTTTATATTTTTCTTCAGCTGTTTGTGGTTTTGCTTTTGCTGTTTGTGCCTTTTCCACCTTCTTTTTTAACGATTGCTTCAACTCTGTGCCTTTTTTCTTCATCTCTAGGCCTTTTTTCTTCATCTCTAGACCTCTAGAATACTTACCAAGTCCTAAAGCCTCAAGTCCAGCTTTTGTGCCTACCTTACTTTTAACTAATTGGTCTATAGTGGATCCTGCAGCTATCTTAGCCTTTACATTTTTAATATATGCATTCTTCTGAGCTTCACTTGAGAAACCTCCTGGTAAAGTTTTAGCTTTAACTTTTGCAACACTTACAGGTGCAACTTCCGCTTTTGAAGTTGGCATCTTAATCTCACTCAACTTTTTGCTATCAGGAACTAATTCTGTCTGAAGCTTCATCTCTATATTATCAGGAGATTTTGGTGCTATAGGTTTATTATTTTGTGATACATTTTCAAATGAATCATTTGTTTTTATACCTACTTGTTTTCCACCTTCTTCGAACTTTCTAAGGGATCTTCCTTTAGTCTTTTTTGAAATAGGTTTAACTGCTATCTTTTTAGCAGAAGGTTTAGCCATAACTTTCTTAGTTGAGGCTTTTTTAGTCATAACTTTCTTAGCCATGACCTTTTTAGTTGTAATTTTTTTAGTTGTAGCCATTTTTCTATTTCTTTTTTCCACTTTATTACTTTAATTAATTTATTATTATGCTTCAGCATCAACTGATTGTTCTGTTGTATTTGTAGGACCAAGCCCTATTCTATTTAGATTATCATTATTTTTTATCTGGAAATCATAATACGGATCATAATTAACACCCATACCATAGTAATCTAAAGAATAATCAGGAGTAAGATTTGATATCAAATTAAGTTGCTGAGTATTTGAGAAATTATTCATAGCTACATTATGATTGTATCTTAAATACTCTCTTAAATCAGCCTCTGTATTTGCTTTAGCCATTAAACTTCTTCCTTCAAAATTTAAAAGGTTTGATCCTTGAGCTATATTCTCTCTATCAGATTGTCCAATATTAAATTGTTCTGCTGCAGCTTGATTTTGAGCATTTGTTATATTTGCATTATAACTAGCTTCATTTTCATAACTTTGTGTTGTTGATAATAATGATGCCAATGCTGCAGCTCTTTGTGCAGGTGGTAAAGAGTCAACTTGACTTGCTAAAAAGTTTCTATTTTCAGCTGCTGACTGAAGTTGACGATCAATACCAATCTTAATAGGATCAATTCTTTGAAACCTATTACTAACTAACATTTCAGGTTGTTGACCTGATGGAGGCAATACGCTTTGATCTGGAGTATAAAAAGCTCTTGCTCCTTTTTGTCTCGTACTCAAATCTACTTCATCCTTAATAGGTCCTTCTTCAGCAGGTGCTTTCGCTTCACCTTCATCAGGTGTATATACATTAATATTGTAATCAGACTCCTCACTTTTTATCTCTTTCAATCTTTTTACTCTATTTTGAGATTCAGGTGAAAGTTCTGCTAATATTTCTGGTGTTATTTGATTCGCAGTGTATACCCCTTTTGACTTAAGAAGTTTACTTTCTTCCGGTGTAACTAAGTCTAGTTTTAAACTATATCTTCCAGAAGTAAAGTTACCCATCTTCTTATCATATAATCTAATTCTTTCTTCCGGTGTTTTTGCCTTAGTTGGATCTTCTACGAAAGTTTCATTCTTTAAATAATCTTCTGCCTTCGCTACTGTTTCTTCACTGAAGTTATCTGGGTTTTTAATAATATCATTAGCAGATGCACGCATTCTTTTATCAGCTCTTTTCTGAAACTCTAATACAGCTGCTTGTTCTTTGTTTAAAGGTAGATTATCTTTAAATTTAACCTCTCCTTTTTTTAATGCCTCTTGATCTATATACTTTCCAAAAACTTTTTCGTCTGAAATAATATCAGGGAAATTCTCATATAAATTAACTAAAATTGTTTGAGGATCTTTCTCAGTACCATAGTTTGTCTGATTAGATTTTTGGTAAACTCTTTCTTCATTTTTAAACTCATTGTCTACATAAGTCCCTCTTAATCTAGTTTTATCTTTAGCAGATGTAGTTGTTCCAGGATATTTCTGGTAATACTTCTTTAAAACATCATTATACTCAGTTTCAGAAATAGATCCTTCTATAGATGCTTTTCTTAAATCAGCATATATCTTATCTGCATCCTCTCCTGCTTCTATCCTCGTAATAAATTCTCCACCTTTATCAAAAAGTGGAAGATCGTTCATTGCTCTTCTACCTTCCTCTTCAGAAAGATTATATTTCTTTAGTAAGTTTTGAAAAGCTTGTTCTTGGACTCCTCCAAATTTAAACTCTCCTTCTTGATTTTCTTGTTTCTTTTTTGACTCTTGAATATCAAATACCTTATCAAAGAATTTTTTTCTTTTGTCTTCTAATGGTTTCTTTTTAGACTCAATATCGTAAATCTTTTTAGATAAGTATTCATTATTAATTTGACTTGTGCCTTTATCAACAGCTTTCTTTTCTATCTCTTTCTTTAAAACAGAGAATACATCTTCTTGTTCATCATTTAACTTAGTCAGCCCAATCTTTTTTGAATACTTATCCAATGCAGATGCATATGTATCTTTTGTTGAAAAGTTTAAATCAAACTCTCCACTTAATCTCTTTGCTTCAGATTTAGTTAAATGTATAGAATCTGAAACTACCTCTGTGTCTGTAGGTAGATTCACTTTTATACCTCCATTCTCATGTTTAGGGCCTTCTGCTTTCTTTACTTTTCCATTAGGATATTTCAAAAACTCATCCCCTTCAATCTCAGCATTAGGTTTCCTTGGATCATCTTTTCGTAATCCTGCTTCAACATCCCCTGTTAAAAGTTTCTCAATATTTTTATCAGAATCTTTTACTTCAATCTTGCTTATATCAAATCCTTTTGCCATTATAAAAATATTTGTCCGTTTTCAATCTTTGAAATTTTACCCTTGTAAGTTTTTCCTCCATATTTAAAATTTATAGAATCTCCTACTTGGTGTTTGAAAGATCCTCCACTCTTCATCTTTGGTAAGTCTTCTTCTTCCCCAGATTCTCCCTCTTCAGATTCTCCTAACAACTGTTGTGCTATTTGCATAACCTCTTGGTAAGTTTGTTGATCTACCCCTTGTTGTTTTAAGTATGCATCAATAGCTTCAATACTTCCTAACTTATCAACAAGCTGTTGAGCTATTTGCTCCATACGAGGTCCCTCTGCATTTTGAGACTCTTGTCCTTGTTGTTCTGGAGTTTCTTGTTGCTCCTCTGCTCCCATTTGATTTTGGTCTTCTCCCATCATTTGGTTGAACATTCCACCACCATCTTCGAATTTAAAGAGACCTCCATACTTAAATGTACCTAATTCACTATTAGTCATATTCGCATTTGCAGTTTGTGAAGCATTTACATAACGTCTCTCTTGTTTCTTTTTGTTATACCAATCTTGTGCATAATTGTCCATTTTCTGGTTAGCGTATCCTGACATTCCTTCTCTAGCTAAACCTAAGCCTAAAGATAATGAATTGCCTATGATATCAAGATTCTTTCCTTTTGCTCCTTGTGGTGCTCCTAATGCCCTTCCTAAATTGTAAACTCTAGAATTTAAGTCACTACCTGTAGGACTTAAGTATGGCATATTATTTATGTCAAATGTTTTATTATTTATGTCAAATGACTTATTACCAGATTCCTTTAATTTATCTAAACCTTCAATCTCTTGGTTATTACTTACAGCATTCATAGTACTTGTATGAAACTCTTTGTCTATAACCCCTGCAGTTTTTGCATCGTCTAGAGCTTTCATTTTATCATACTCAGTTGCCTTTGGATCAGTTAATACTTGATACAGTGAGTCTGTATCGACTCCCATTCCTAAATCTTCTGTGCTACCTTTAACCCTGTACTTATCAGGATCTTCCATTACTTTTTTATATCTAGCATCTGCCCGATCATTCCTGTAGTCCTGAAACCAATTTGATAAATTATTCATAATGATAAAATTATGTATTTTTATTTTAGTTTAAAAAATTATAGAAATTATTGAAACTTTAAGAAGCAGGCCCTATTGAAAAAAGACTCTCTGCTTGTTGTGCTTCAAATGGTAACTCTTGTTTATACATATCCATATTAACTTTACCAGCTTCTGTTGCTTTAGTATTTGGATCATCTGTATTATATGTTATTTTACTTAAAGCTTGAATAAATCCATTCTTACTTTCTTCTTTAGCTAACTCCTGTCTTGCTGTAGAATTCTTCTCTTTTTCAATCTTAGCTGTCTCTATTTCAAGTTGTTTTCTAAATTCCTCTGTTGTCAAAGGTGTTCCATTTTCAGAAACATTTAAGACTTCAAAGCGAGATGCTGATTGTGGCATACTTCCTCTCTCTAAATACCCTGTTGAATTATCACCACTGCCACTGGTATTATCTATTTTAACATCTATATTAGAGGGATTGTATATTTCAGTTGCGTATTTACCTCCATCAAAACTTTTAAAAAACCCTTGTCTTTGAACACCTCTAACATTTTCATTAGCAGGGCTTTCCCATTCAGTTGTAAAATAGTATGAGGCTTGTTCAGGTGATTCAAAGTTTCTACTTAAATAAGCTTTAGAATTAGACTCACTTAAAGCATAGTCTATTTGTCCTTTCCAATTAGACATGTCTCCATTTAAATAATTAACTAGACCTTTTCTTCTTGGACCTGTGTGTTGGAATAGCCCAATACCTCCACCTCCGTTCTTGCCTCCTTCTGTAATTGAAGCATTGAAATTACTTTCGTATTTTATATTCGCAAGCATACCTAATGCATGATTCTTAGATACCCCCTTTGATTGGAGGTAACTTAGAATCTCGTTAGGATCTACTGATCTATTAGCTACATCTTTTGCTCTTTCTGCTGCCATTTTTTAAAGTTTATTGTTCGTAATACTCTCTTGTGTCACCCATAAATCTAAATAACATTTTAAATCTACTTTCAACATCATTTGTTAGCCTAATTAAAAAATGGTCACCTCTTAATCTATCTTTATAGTTGTTTCTATAATCAAGAAGTCTTGAATCTAGTACCTTGTCAATTTGAGCACAGTCATTAATCCAAATAGGTAACCCACTTCTTTCATTTCTTATTAAGTTGTAAAGATAGTTAAAAGAATATTTACCTGCAATTTCAGATTGTAAAATATCTATAGAATTTGTATTAAATTTTGGATAAGATATTTGTTGACTCAAATTGTTATTAATTTGTGTATTCAATTTCAACTGCCCTGAATTTTGAAAACTATTGTATACAATTGCTTTATTGAATCCAGATCCATAAATATCAGTGAAATCCCATTTATTGTAATACTTTCTAACATCTAACCAATACTCAATATCTGTCAACACAGAATTTGTATATCTAGTTGTAAGTGGAAACTCAACTGTAAACGGATATAGTTTTCCGTAGAACACTTGGTAACTTGAAAGGAATGGTAAATGTGTCCATAACCCTATCTCTGAAGATGTTGTAGAGTAATTAATACCTGTTTGAAAGTAATTATTATATGCTATATAGTAATTAGGTTTAAATGAATAATAAGATATCCAAGTCTTCAATAAAGGAGAGTAACCTACTGTCCAAGAACACTCTTTAAAATAAGTAGGGTTCCCTAAAGCTATTTCTTGTATTGCATAAGTTGTCTCTATTTTTTGACACACTCCACAAATATCACCTGGAGATACGTCTACAAATGTATCCGGACAAGTAACTTCCTGAACTGATTCGTAAAATATTGTCTCAGTTTCTGTAGAATAAATCACATTTAAATCTGCATCACTAGTAGCTGCTATTAGTTCTGCTTTAGAATTATCAAATATTGCTGAACCGAACATGTAATCACCTCCAAAATTCCAACCTTCTACTTTTATATCGTGACATCCAGCAGTTAGTTCAATAGGATAGATGTGTCCTCTTACAAAAGCAATTGTATCACCTGAATTGTTTGGAGTGTGTTGCGGTTGCATAGCTGTCCAATCAGATTCCAATGCAACAACACCATCAATAGAAAATCTGAATTTATTATCTGCAACTACAAATATGTAGTATGTCTTTGTTGTAGGTATACTAACTATACTTGTAGCCCCATACCATACATTTGAAGGCATTTGATTTACTCCATAAAAAATAAATGCTAAATTACCCGTTAGAGTAGTTACACCAAATGTTGTAGGGTTTGATGTTGCAAATCTAAAAATAAGCTTTGGACCAACTTGTGTCACACTATAACCTAATCCAGCTAATGTTATACCGTGTGTTGTTATAAAATCTGTAGCCGTTTGAGTAAGACTTGTGTTGAATGTTGCTAAGTATCCAACCCCATTCAGCTCTATATTACATGTACCTGATGTATTTGTTAATATAATGCTTGTCTCTTTCATAGAAACAGTTTTACCCAATCTATTTACATAGTTGCTATAAATTACACCATTTCCTGTCCAAAAGGGGTTTAATAGGTATTCGTATGTATAACCTGTTGGATACATTCCATCTACCAATGCAGAACCATCTGGATTATATGCATCATACAGTGCAGGATATCTCCAACCATAAGCTGTACTTTTAGAATTCACTACAGTTATAGGAGTCCCTTGAGGTACCTTAGATGTAGTAGTTATTTTTGTACACACTCCATCTACAAGAGTATATCCAGTAGGACAAGGTACATCTACATAAAAACCAACTTCCTCATCATATTCTAAAGTATCGTTTATAATTGAATAATCTTTTTTAGTCAGGAATAGTCTTTTTTGTCTTTCGTCCCACCCCATGGCAATACCTAATCCTTTGAAGTTGTTATCTATGTCTATATTTGGGAAACTGTTTAAAATTTTAAATGGTAAGTTCTCTTTAAACCATTTCTCTAAACCTGATGTAATCTCATCTAAAGACTTTCCACCTGGTGCTAAGTTGAAAACTTTACCTCTCTTAGCATCTACCCAAAAATGTCCGAAGTCACAACTAATTTTTGCATTATGTTGAGTTCCTGCATATCCTAAATCAGTCTTATTGAAGTCAACCGCTCTTCCTGCAAATATACCTCCTTGTCCAAGATTCTTAGTTTCAGGAGTAAGTCTGTCTCGGATTTGGTCAATTGATCCAAATATACTAACACCATTTGTAAATCTTGCTAAAATTTGCTCAGACTCTATACCATCCATCTCAATAAGTTTACCAAAACTTTTTGGAAATTGATATGTATTTAATGGTTTATATATTAACCAAGGATCAATTAAATCATTATCTGAAGAATCCGGTTCAGAGTATATAACACCATTTGGTTGGATACTTAAAGCATCATATTGTAATCTATTATACGTTGTTGGTAAAACTCTATGGGCTACCTCACTTGCTGTAGAAGAGTATACTGTATTGTAAAAATATGTGTTAGGTTCTTTAATACTTAAATTCTTCTCTTGTGTCCAATCTATTACATCATTCACATTAGGATAGAAGTTTTCATGGTATTCTCTTTTTGCGTATCTATAATTCATATTATATTCAGATTCAACTAAGAAATATGGTATACCGTATGAATATAAGAAAAACTTTGATGGAGGTTTAATATAGAAACCTGTATTTCCTGACAATTGATGTAGGTTATAAGTACTTCCATTAGAAGGCCATATAAATGAAGCTGTATAATTATCAGAGTCATTTATCATAAAATCTAGGAAAAATCTACCACTAGATACTGTATTTAGATGTGGATTTATATTAAAATTACTAGAGTATTCAAATGGAGTCAAAGGTGCTAATCCAAAAGCATCTGTTTTAAAGAATGGAAACTTTCTTTTAACAGCAAATCTACTAATAAAAATATCTCCTCCTAAAACTGTATTACATTCAGAATTATCATTTATGTCACCACAAAACCCTGTACTAAGCCAACTTATAGAGTTAATACTTCCATATTGAGATGGGTTGTATTGCTTCATTGTCACATAAGGTGAAGAAGCGTTAGTAGTATATTGAGCAGCTTTTCCTATGAGGGTATCTGTTAATCTTCTACTTGAATTATCTAAACTATAATTTGTATTATCATAGTTAACAATTGTTCCTGGATAATTTATTCTATAGCTATCTCCAAATGAGATTAGAACAGAATCTTCCCTTCCTACATTATTAATCTTATATATATTGCCATTGTACTCATTTGAGACATTCCAATATCCCTCTTTTAAATACTGAACAACTTCCGCAGATCTTAATAATGAATCACCCTGATTATTAGGCATAAATGTACTATAATGACCAACAACTGTCTGATAATACGCAAAATTATTAGGCTTACCCATATTAGTAAATGTCTGAAGCCATTGAAGTCTATATTGTCCTGTTTTTTTAATGGCCATAATTACATATGCTGCAATTGCTAGACCAGCGATAATAACCGCAGCAGGAGAAGATACCCCACCTGCAGCGGCAGTAACTGTCCAGCTTGAAGACTGTATCACAACCTCTAAAGCAGATTCAAGAATAGCTAAAGATGTGGCTAAAGATTTTGCCTGATCCCCTAATAAAATATATGTTGGGTGATCTAAAACTTCATCAAAATACATTCTACCCTTACCCACTAGATACCCATCAATAGCTATCTCTCTTGTTAAAGTTGGCTTATTAAAGTGTATATTTGGAGAGTGAAAAGTAAAAATACTATTACTAGTACTTCCAAATGGATGCCCCTGATATTGCCCATTAAGAAGATCGTTACCTAAGGCATTCAAAGGGTAATTACTGTACATCTCACCCTGGAAGGATGATCTATATACATCAAAACATATACCTTTTGCTATAACAGATTTCTCAACCCTTCTATCTCCTATAAAAATTTCATACCCTGTTATTGCAAGTCTCTCAGATAATGTTAATAAATCATTATTGACAGCTATGTCTAGAAAAGTTCTGATAACATCAGCTGTAAGATTGAAACCAATAGGGTATATAACACTGTCACCAAAATTCGAAGGTGTTTGGTTTTGTGTAGACATGAATGGAGATATCTTATTATCAGGATATTTGAAATGTCTTATAGGCTTATCCATAAAGTTCGCTTCAGTAGATAAGATATACTCAGTTCCAATAGATCCTAATACAAAGTAGTCCTCGAACTTAGTCACATAGTCTGCAGGTAACGCACTTAAATCTGTACTTTTTATAATTAAATTAGAAGAATCATATAATTCTGAATTACATGGGTACTTTTCAGTAGACTCCCAATAAGAGAATTCCCCCTTTTGGTATGGAACAGGATCGCAATCTCCTAGCTTAGGTATAGTGTATGTACACACAGAGCTATATGTTTGTTTTTTTCCAAATGTAAGATTTATAAAAGAGTTTATTTGCGAATACTCTACAGCCCTTTGGTACATATTAAAATTACCACAAGGTGGTGCTAGAGTATACTTTAATACACCTCTCATTTTTAATGCTGTATCTATTGCTATATATGCATAATCTGTTGTAAAATCTGTTTTATTCAACTCTAATCTAGTTACATTAGTGTCGAAATCTGAAACTAATAAAGAGTAAGATGTGATATCTGAAGTTGCTCCACAACTATCATAAACACTTATTCTAATAGTATTTCCTGTGTTAGAATCTGAACTGTCACATTTAACTCTTGATAAATCTACTAATATTTTATCCTCTCCATTAAATTCGGCCTTAAACCAAAGTACACTTTTATTTAAGAAGTTTCCAAACTCAGCACTGTAATAAGTTGATGCTATAGTTGTAATTAACGCTGCACTTGTAGTAGCTCCAAAATCTTGGAAATAGAATGGTATGTCTATTTGAGGACTTTGTAATGTCGATAGTGCAGTTGCTGCTCCACATGTTGTGTTTGGTAATGGATTTGATTTAACAAATACCAAACTCGACATAGGCATATAATCATTCTCAAATGTTGTATTTCTTTGAATGTTTCCACTTGAATCTGGCTTCCAATAGTTCCAAACACTTGGTGATTGTACTTCAGTGTACATATCATCTTCCCATTGGACAAGTGTAGAAGTCTCTTCATCAACGCTAATAGCAAACATATTCTCTTCAACTAAGGTAAGCTCTTCACTACAGTTTGTCCCAAATTCAGGTGTACAAGATCCTATATATGTCGAAGGATTATTTAAAATGTATTTTATGTCATCAAATTGTGGATCTGTTGACACTTTAATAGCTTCTATATTTGTATTGATGTAGCTAACTAAACTTAACTCTGAATTAATTGTTATATCTCCACTAGGTATTGAAGTGAGTGTAGAAGCTTCTCCTGCTACTGAAACAACACAAGATAATTCATTAACTCTAGTTATAGTTGTAGTCTCTCCTGATCCTGCAGGAATTGTACATAAATCCGGATCTACAGTTGCAGTATTGTTATACTGCCAATATTTGTCACGTTCTGTTCCATTACAATTAGAAGTATATGCATTTATAGATTGGTAATTCTTATCTCCAGTACTCATAAGCTCTATCTCAATAGGCTTTGGAGGTCTTGAAATTAAAGGGAAATTTGCTGTAGTATATCCTCCATTAAAAAAGAATCTTATAGAGTATGGATATACTTCATCTCTCATAGCTGATTTATAATTGGAAACATTTTCTCCTTCCATATACAAATCCTCTTTTGCTTGAAGTGTCCCCCATTTAGCTAAAGATCCCATTAAGTTGACTACAGGTTGAAGATTTACTTCTCTATGCTCTTTTAATCCATATTGAAATAGTGTACCATTACTATCTGACATACCTTTTGATGTAATATAAAAAGGTTTTTGGGAAATTAGGTCATCAAAAGATACTTGTTTTTTCCCATTCAACGATGTGATTATAACCTTTAGATTATCTATTGGATATGTATTATATTCATAATAGGAAACTGATGCATCTAATCCTGACTTACTTACAACTGCTATTTTATAATAGTCATAGTTACTATCTAAATTAGAGACAGATAAACTAATAGCCTTATCTGTTAAATAGTCTAAGTTAGTTTGGTCTAAAATATTGTTATTTCTATCAAATATCGCAATAGGATTAGTCATTGAATAATAGTTTGAGATATTATTCCCTAATTTATCACAATAAGCTAAAAGGACTTCTATCATACCTGCTCTAAGTTTTCCACCTGATCTGATAGATTCTACTTTTAAACAAGGTTTTTCAAATAGTTTAAATATCCTCATTTTGTCTACATTCAGACAAGTGTCTGTAACAACATTAGTACATTCGTCAATATCTGTAAAATAATACGAAATGTTATCTAATTGTATATATCTTGGAGGATTTAAATTATCTGTAAAATAAATTACCTTACCTGACTTCTCATCTTTTATATGAATATTATTTTCAAAAATTGGATAGTCTATGCTAAAGTTAAGGCTACCTGTAGACAGTCCTGTTAACGTACAAAAGTCTGAAATAATTGTCGTATATGTACATATAGCTACTGGTCTTATTTGTTTCTCTAAAGGATTCTCTAAGATTACAGATATATTACAATTACAAGAATTTTCAACTTGTTGTAAATCTGTATATGTATAAAAACTACTTATATAGCCAATCTCGGAATCTCCTGTTGTAGGATTTGTTAAAAAGAAATATGTCCTATCTCCATTAATATCATACTTATGGCCAATAACTTTATATCCAGATTTAAAACCTGTACATTTTATATTAGAAGATTCATTCTGAAGAACAACAGGTCCATTTCCATGTTCATCTTGAAAATTAACATTTAATGCAAATGAGTATTCAGTCTCTTTTAATTCTGCTTCATGAGAATCTCGGTTCATCCCCTCTTTAGGAGATGATAGTTTTTTGTTACTTGCTGCCATTAGAAATTTGTTTCGTATTGTCTAGATTCTAATTGATTTAATCTTTTTATGTCTTGGAAAACAGAAGGTTTTAATCTTGTCATCTTTAACTCTGTTGATGCATTCTTTAAAGATATTGTCTCTTCTTGCTTATAGATTTGGTATAAGTTTTGTATACCTAAAGAATCATTATTCCCCATTAGTCTTTCTGTTAATCTTCTTTTTAAGAAATACTCTAGGTATGTCTCTAAATGTCCATTAGGTGTTTCAGGTATCTCTATGTTACCATCTTCGTCAGAAGGTAAACCATAGTAAATCATGTAGATATATCCACTGTTGAAATTTGCTTGTAATCTGAAATTATTTATAACAATCTCGTTTGGATTATCTGTTATTATTTTATTTCTACATGATGCGTGGCAATTACTTTTTTCAAATGATCTACCTAAAGTAAGTAACCTTGGACTTTGATAAGTGAATGTAACTGCATTTCCATTATAATAAAGATTCTCCTTAATAACATTTTCAGAAATAGTTTCACAACCTGCACTACACTCTGACCACTCTTTATTCTTAATAGTTCTTTCTTTATATATCACTGAGTTAATAAGTGAGTCCTGTTCTACTCCATCGTGATTAATCATCTCACCAGGCTCACATAGATATGCAGCATACAAACTAAAAAAAGAATCAGGAAGTTTAGCAAAACCATTCTCCACTGTAACAATTGTCTCTTGTCTATAAGTTATATCATTTCCAAATCTCTTCAGTCCTAATGTTATATCTCTATATAAAGATGTATCATCAATAAGTCCTGCATCTGCATACTTACTGAAGTCACTTTTTATTTGAGCAATTAAAGCTTCTACGTTACTAAACATCTATATTAATTTTAATTTTTGTACTGTGTATATGTAGTTTTTGTATTTCTTTCCTGCGTAAACATTTTCCTTTACACTTTGAGCTATCGAATGCACGTAGCTGTTATCCATGCTCCAACAATATGGTGGAAGATGTCGCTCCTTTACAGGATAAAACATTGGTTCAATATACCTTGCATCCTTCTTTTGATTGTAATACATTTCAGAAGTCCCATCAGGATATACATAACTAGCAATCCTTTTCTTTGGAGATCTAAATACAAAAAAATATCCAAGATTCTTAATAGCTACACCACCCCTATTGTTAACAACGTCAAATGCAATTGTTTTAAATATTTCTATAACTACTTTGATGTAAAGGTTTCTATTTGTTATTCTATGAATCTTAGGTATCTTCTGCTTAAACTTATTATAATGAGGCCACATTCCAATAGCTGAAATGTGTTTCATTTTTAAATATTGTATATTAGCAAAACCCCAAGCCATTATTGAACTGTTTTACTTTTTTGATTTATGTCTAAATTAGGATTTGAATCTTCAACAGAAGTTCTATATATTGAACCAAGTTCTGTTAAGGTATCTCCAACCACTCTATCTAAAAATCTATCAGGGCATACAAATTCATAATCCCAAACAGACTTACAATTAGAAGTATTAGATCCGTTGCAACTAGATACGTCTTCAGTAGCCTTCTTATCTAAGGTGATCATCCTTAACTCTAACAATTGAGTAGTTGAATTAGGTAATACAATATACCCATCTGAAATTGTATAATATCTTGTTGTATCTCTTGTATACTTTCTCTTCTTTAACTCTGCAAATCTTTGTGGAGAAATATAATCATATTCTTCCTCTCCTTCAATATTCATAACGGATATAATTCCAGATCCATTCTTTCCAAAAATACCATCCGGTATCTTCTTTACAGACCTCATTATATTTCTACAAATATTAAACTCAAAAATGCAACAAGTTTTATAGTCCACAGACTCTAACTCAAAACAAGATATTGTAGAAATTATACCATCTTCTCTGTATAGAGTCATTTCATCAAGCTTTTGGCTCATATAAAATTTTGCCTTTGTCTTACCTATATTTAAAACAAATCTGTCGCTTATATGTCCATCTTTTGTCAAGGCTTTAAGGTTATTACTTACCCTTGAAACAAATTCACTGTTAGTTATCATTTGAATAAAATCTTATATATGTATCTCTCACGCTTTTTAAAACTGCACACTGTTCAAACATTTGAACTTCTATCAACTCTGAAATTACTCTGTTTATTGTTTCAACTAATTCAGTTGGTTCAAATATGATTTCATTTTCTACATTTTTTGACAGTACTTTCATAATCAACATATTTGGATATTCTTTTAAATAATTATATCTTTTACTAAGTTGTAAGTAATACTCAATGTCTTGATCGTCCAATGTATACAAATGGACTTTAAATCTATCCTCCTCAAGTTCACAAGATCTGCTTATGTTAATCATTTCAGTTTTTACCAAAATTACTTATTCTTTTTTAGTAGGTCAAATTTATAACTTTTTTGACAATAAAAAACCCCTCACTAGGAGGGGATTAGAATGTAAGAAAAACCACTAAAACTTACAGACTAAGATATTTTAGTAATCTTACATACAGCATTTCTTGGATATGTTGTAACCTTACTAGGAGTTGCAGATGCTTCTATTTTTATAGTGAATCCAGCAATAAGGTTAATTCTTGATGCAAACAGTTTAAAAGGTATTGATACATTTGTCATTCCATTTGTAGAAATCTCTCTATTCACTGCAGCATTGTATGGAGAATTATTTACAAGTAACCTTAAATTTAATTTTCCTGTACTCGTACTAAACATCTCTCCTACATATTCTATCTCATATTCACCATCTCCACCCAAAGGGACTGTATAAGTTGTTCCAGCCATAGTGTTATACACAGGAAAATTACCAGGGGTATTTGCACCTAATGCTTGTTCTGAATAGTATACTGTTTTTGATGTTATATTAGGTACAAGATTTCCTTCTAAATATTCCTCTATATTTAAGAAAACTGACTCTACTGAATCTCCTGTAACACTACCTATTAAAGGTAAATCTACTCCGGTGTAAACACATGGTTTATTAGTGGGAGTCGTTTGGGAGCATGGACACTCTATTGGAATATTTGTACACATTATAAAATATTTTAAACTTTTTTATTATTCTTGTAAGTACTATATACTAAAAATTAATTATAAACTCTGATTTCTAAACTCGCATTATCTAAAGTGCTATCCCTTCCTATTGTTGAAGGATCATAGGTTCTTATAGCAACAACATCACCACTATTTCTTTTTGTATAACCAATTACTTGAGGATCTGTCAAACTTAATGTTAATTGAGAAAATGTTTTTGAAGCAGTAAAAGCACCTGTTAATGTTCCGCTATAAGTACCAGCTGAAGTTCTTGTCCAAACTATTGCACCAATTGTATTCTCTAAAACAGTCGCAGTAGGTGCAGCCGTTCCACTCTGAGAAATTAAAGCTGAATACACTTTGTAAGGTCTAAAATCTACAGAAGGACCTGTAGCTCCTGTTGCCCCATTAGGAGTAAAGTCTACAACCAAAATATCACCTGATAAAAAACTACCTTCATTTTGAATTACAGTTACATCTATGTGAGCTACTAAACCTACAGTAGAATAACCTGTAATTTTACCCATCCAAAAGTTAGTTTCGTCAGAGTTAGCATTATAAATTTTTAGTAATCCATAGTAATTAGTGCCACCAATGTTGTTTGAGAAAGCAGCTAAAAAATCTACCATATCAATGTTGACATTATTATTAAAGTTAATATAAACTTTAGTAGCAAAACCTGGAACACTATTATCAAAATTGAGGTTTGTTGGTAACGGAGTAGCACTCGTTCCTGCCTGAAATATCCATTTACTAGACCATCCACCTGGAACACCGTCTATACCATTTGTTCCATTTGTTCCATTTACACCTGGGGCACCTGCAGGACCTATTAAAGATATTCCAGATCCCCAAACACCAGAAACTTTTGGTCCATATAAAATATGAGTTACATTATCAATGTAGTAATCCCCATTAGAACCATTGTATATTTCAGGAGCCACATTTCCACTAAGAATAGTGTTTCCATTTAATCCATTAGCTCCAGTTGCTCCTGTACAAACGTACTGAGTTGTCATTATTAAATTCGTATCTCCATTAACAAGATCAATCCTCACTCCACCATAAGCACAGTTTGGACCTGGAGCTTCTTGTTGTAGATTGAAATAGTTAGCAGAGCTTACTTCACAATACTTAGCGTTTATTTTAGTAAGTACATCTGATAAAAGATTTCCACTAATAACATCTATACAAGATAAACTCTCTCCAGAATATCTCACACATCCAGCATCTACTTCAAAGGCACATCCACATGTTGACTCTGCACATGCTGTTGTTGTATTTGTACAATTACACATATTAGTTTTTTAAATATTATTTATTATAATTTTATTCTAAGAAATCCGTTTGTATCTTTATAAGGCTTGCCTGTCAAAAGTCCTGCAGTAGCTGCAGCCGTTTCATCAGCATACACCGGAAGAGTTGTCAAATCAATAGTCTTTGAAAACTGTTGATTGATAACTTGCATCTTTAACATTATTTTACTAATAACAGATGTAAGAGTTTCTCCAATAGCTATTCCAAAAAAAGTGTATGCGTTTTTAGTCACAACACATTCAGTACTGATTAATGAACTGCATTCAACAGATGTATCGTCAACTGCAGGTTTTGTTATTTCTTTACAGTTTGTTGATTTTGTAATTCCCATTATATTAAGGTTGAAGATTATCTAACATTATTTGTAATAACTCTTGTAAGTTAGCCGGCTGATTTCCACAAGCATCTACTAATACACCGTAGTCTAAATTTAAACAAGCGATGTTATCAGAGAATATTTTTGGACAGTCTGTACAATCAGGTGATCCAGAACAGTCATCACATTTCATTCCAATGAATGCCATAACCTCTTCTAACTTCTGCTCTAAGCCTATAATAGCTGCACTAACTGTTAAAGGATTAGCACCATTATTGAAATCTATACATTGACTAGTTAAAGCTGTTAAATCAGTATTTGCTTTTAACTCATCAAGTCCATCATTAATATCTTCTATAACATCTTGAACTGAAAGACAGTTATCAGGATCTAATCCTGTATCATCTCTTAAAATCCCTTCATAGTCTACACAAATAGATGACGATCTCTTACCACATCTATTTGATATTTTATCTCTACAACTCATCTAATTTCAATATTGCGTTTTTAATAACTTGTTCTCTTATAAGTTTAATCTCTTCTTGATCTAAATAACAAATATTATTGCAAACAAATCTTTCCAATCTTAACATCTCTCTCATCCTATCTAAACTAATCCCACATCCATAGTCAAATTTGATTTTCATCATTTGCTCCATAGATGTAGACTTGATGTACTTTGAAAGTACCTCATTTGTTGGTCTATTATTTGAATTGGTTACGTTTTGACTGCTCACTATCTAGGTAGTTTGTTATTAACATTATCTGTTCTTGTGTCGGGCATACGTCTTTAATATTGCTTATCAAAGAGTCTATCTCGTCAATTAATTCTTTATACTCAATCTTCTTTTCAGGAATCTTCACTGTATTGTAAAGAGTCACCGTTCTATTTCTAAGTAACCTTAGTGTATTAGAATTACCTCCACAAAGACCTCCTGTATTATTGCAAGAACACATACTAATGACACGTTTTACAATTTTTCAACTTGTCTACTTTTTTTAAGACCTGTTGGAATATCATTGATGCTTCACTTTCTAGATTCTCTCTTACATGAGCTTCAGCTCCTCGTAATAAATATTCAATCTCTGTTAACTTATCTAAGATTAACTTTCTACTAGGATTTGTAAAACTGTCGATGTATATTCTGTCTAATTCAGACTGTACTTGATCCGTTTTTAAAAACCTAACTTCCTTATTAAAAGTACTAGGTGATCCTATAACTTTAATAATATAAATACCATCCGGAAGTGTCAATAGCTCTGAAGAGCTGCAATCAACACAACCAAGACTAAAAGAATTAGAGTTAAAAATATTTAACTTATTCTTATCAAAAAACTTTGTGAAAGGTTCAGAATATCCTGGAAGTGTAATTTCAATAATAGAAGGTCTATTCTCCAATAACTCCCAAAAAGAGAAATCAAATATCTTTAAATAATATAAATCACTTTTTATATCAAAATCTATATTTACGGCTTGACTCATTATACAAATTTAGTTGTTAAGTTTTGGTTAAACAAAAGTATTGAAAATTTTGATATTTAGTTAGAATTCATTTAGTAAACAATAACTTACTGATCGTTGGTCTTTTAATTGAGCTACCCACTTTAAATGTTCTTGCTTATCATTTAACACTTGACATCCCATACTCCATTCTCCAATAAAAACTTTTTTTGATGTAGTTTTTGGATCATAGCTATTAGAGTGGAAATTTATTCCGTACAATCCATCTGTAGGGTTTCCGATTTCCTCAGATTTTCCATCTTTATCTCCATCTCTATAAACAGAAATAGGACCAACTTGAACTAATGCCGGCATTTTCCCATTGTGCAAACCATACCTCCAAACACCATAGTACCACTTATCAGCTTTCACTACAGCAGAACCTAATTTGTTATACTTAATGAATCCTCCTTTTAAGCCTGGAGTACCAGGATTAGTTGTTCCTGTTGTAACACTTAAGAATTTTTGATCCTTATCAAATAAATAAAACTTATCATCATAGACATTTTCAGCATCTTCTTTACTTCTTATTCCTATAATAAAGTCTTCTTTTGGAAAACCCTTAAATCCTTGAACAGCTTTTGCTCTTTCTAAAATTTCTTTGTCTGTGTAATTTCTTACGTTGTTCATACTAATAGTTTTTTTATAAATGTTATTAATTTTCCTATATGACTAACTAATATTCCAAGTATTAATCCTATTAAAAAATAGTTAATTTTTCTATTTGATTTTTTAGTAGTCCTTGAGTCTGCTCTCAACTCAACTCTTTTTGTTTTATTTTTTTGTTTTATTTCAGCAACTTTTACTTTAGTACCTTCCTTAACAATTTTTGTAATTGTTTTGTATTTCAATCTTATCTCTTGTCTTGTTTGAGGTGGAGTTATATATGTATTATCAACCGGAAACTCAATCTTTATTGACTTTAAATACCAATACAAATTTGTCTTCGGCCCTTCATGTTTGACACTAATATATACAAAATTATTCTCAACCATAGTATCACCATAAAAATATACATTACCTGTATCAGAAATAGTTTTAACTATTGTATCTCTATGTGTACTTACAATTGTTGGATCTAATTTTATAGCCCTTTTTAAATGTCTATTTGCTCTCTCCGTTGTTGAACAAGATATTGTTGATAGTAAAATTAAACAGATTGCTATTATTTGGTTTTTCACTTTTATCAGTTTATTTCATTGTTATTCTATTTCCAATTGCATCAGAAATCTTAGTGCTAACTGCTGTGCCCATAAATACTAAAAATACTTCAAAGTTAAATCCTTTTAAAATAAAATGTATTGTAGCAGCAATAGTTGCAAATAGATAAGATGTGAACATTGTCAATGAAGTTCTACTCCATCTCATTCTTCCATCTTCAGCTTTTTTCTTTAATGTGTCGTTAACTATATCTCTTACTATACTCATATCTATTTCAAGGTATTCAAGTAAAATGCTCTCATTAAATCTTTATTAATCTTTGTAGAAGTTTCACCATCTTTTAACATGTTTTCCATGTTCTTATCTGAAGCATCATCTATCTTACCACTTGACATAGATATTATAGATTTACATCTAATATATGTCCCTAACCTTCTTCCTAAAAGGTTTGGTAATAATGCATATAAATTTGTTAACGTATAATCTGTTAATTGAGATCCTTCTGCAAGTAATATATCCACAGTTGGTTCAGCCCAAGAAATCATCCCACCGTCTAATGTCTTATTACTTATTACAGACTTCTTTTCCCCTGTTGAGAAAGAAATTATATTAATCTTCTCATAACCTTCTTTTAAGCATTCAAGTAAGGCCATCATAGATGCATTGTTTACATACATCCCTCCATCAATATACTTATCTCCTCTTATCTCAATAGGCTTGAAAAAAGACTGTGCAGAAGCACTACTTCTTATAACCTCAAATAATGTGTAATTATCCTCATCGTTCTGCTTTGCCTTTGATGACTTAAATAACTTACCTTCCTTTTTAGATATATTATAAGCTGGTATTAATATTTCAGTTTTGCAATCCTTTAAAGTAAGATTTTTAGTATAATCTAATATAACCTTATTAAAATATTTATCGTCATATTTTGGCCTTAGGTATCCAAATCTAAGTATATTTTTGTCAAATATATTCTCCCCATGTATAGTGTACAAATCTAGAATATCCTCTGTAGAATATCCTACAGAAAGTAGCACTGCTATTATGGCTCCCGTTGAAGTTCCTGTTATTAAGTCGAAATGATCTTTAATAGGTTTTTTTATAATCTTCTCAAATTCGACAAGTTGTACTAAAGCTGTAAGACCTCTAATACCCCCTCCATCTATTTCTAATACATTAGCTATTTTCATCTGGTGTCATTTTTTTTATTAAAGCTTGTAGCCCAAATTTATTTTTTAATAGCTTTACTAGAGGTTGTGGTAATATCCCTATCTCCCCACAGTTTTCCAAAAGTGAAGTTAAATACACACCATAAAAACCTGCCATCGTAATTGAAGGTAAGAAGAAGAATAAAGTACTTCCTTTTGAAATCCACCAACTAATTGATAATATAAAAGATGTTGCTACAAAATATATTGGCATTCTCCAAAATCTATAAGAATTAAATACTCCGACTTTCATAGACTTAAAAACTCCTGTTATCCAATCTGCACCCATCAACGCCCATAAAGTATACACTGCACTTGATGTGTCCCACATATATCCTGTTATAAAAGATGTTAGAGCTCCTACAAAAGCAATTAAAGAATTAGTAGACCAGTGTTTAAACCTAAACAAAGATGCTAAGAAATCAGACATCGATTCAAACCCTAAAAAAGATCTATTATTAGAACTCGGTCCATTTCCTGCATAACTTGTTAAACTATACAATTGAGACTTTATGGAGATTATTAAATTTTTCAAAATAAGATTTCTGTAATTAATAAAACACGAAATTAATAATCTAACTTTAATTATCAAAAATGATAGACTTTTTTAGGACTAAAAATCTACAGAAAATAGTTTACTGCTATCTCAGGATAATAAGTTTGCAAAAATTCAAACATTCCCGATTTATGTAGTATAATTTCATTTGCCAAAGTTTCCTCAATAGTGCTAATAATACTACACTCATCACCAAATAAAATTAAATCTTTTAAAGCGATATTAGTAGGTGCTAACTCATAATATAGAGTCCCATCACCATTATCTGTAAATCTTCTTGTTTCAATTAAAAATTGTTCCATATTAAAATTCATATGCTACTAAATGAGACCATTGGTTTATTGTTGCTAATGCTGTTACACCATTTGTTCTAAGACACTGTACCCCTAATAAAGTGTCAATACCTGGTAGATCTGTTGTCAGCGTTCCTTGTGCTGTAGCACCTGTAGTACGATTAGTTATTCTATACTTTACTGTGGATGTGCCTGGTTCGTTATACATATCAAATATGTAAAATGCTGTTAAAGCAGCTCCTGCTGTTCTATTAGCAGGGAAGTTAACTCCTAGATCAATTTTAGAAGCTGTACCTACACCATCATTATAAAACACTTGTAAATTAGTATCTGCTGCATCTGAACCAACTCCTATAAAGTTAATTAATGATGAATTGTCTACAGTATTTGACAGAGTACCTAATGTTGTAATAGGTAAGAAACCGTGAAACTGTTTAGCTCCTGCAACATATGCTGCATCTTGAATACACCAACCTACAGAGAAAAAGAAACCTTGACCTACTGAATGTCTTAATGAAGCCGTTCTAATACCTGCTTTTGCCCCTACCGTAGATGTAGTAGGAACTTGTAGTCTTATTGTTCTATTTATAGTAGATCCTGTTGATATTGATATAGCTGCAGCAGTTCCAGAAACAGTAGCGGCAGAAACGTTACCCATAACAGTCATAGTAGCAGAACCATTATTTGCATGGTATCCTGAAGGATAATTACTAGGTGGCAATGCTGGAATAAATAATGGGGCAGCACTATTAAAATTAACCCAGTCTGTAGAACTCAGATAGCCATTTTGAGTAGCACTCGCAACTTGTTGAGATATATTTACTCCACTGCCTATTACTGATCCTGTACCCCCTGTTACAGATATACCATCTGTTCCTACATCTGTAAAGTCACCTATAGTAAGAGCATCTTGTTTACCGTTCCAAGTACTTTTTTCAGTATCTGTAACAAAACGATAAGATGCTGATTGTGTAATATTTGCTGGATCAGATGTGTCTAAATTAGCAACGTTTGATAAACCTACATCACTTTTAGTCAATTGTTTATTCTTCCATAAAGAAGTAGCAAAATCATAATAGATAATGTCATTGTTTGCTAATGTTCCAGTGTCAATTTTAACGTTGTGTATTTCATTTAACTCAAAACCATTCTGTACCTTAACAAATATTTCCCCATTAGTTGCACTTTTTCTAGTTATAATACCTATAAATACCAAATGATCTGGAGCTACAGGTTTATTAATTAAACCAAAAATTAAATCTCCATTAACCCCCAACCATACAGGATCACCTTCATTACCACTATTAGTATTTAAACCAGCAAGCAATCCTTCTGTAACTACAATACCTTGGTCATTTAATATACCAGTTGCTGTAACTAATCCCATTGTTTTAGAGGAAGTTGCTTCAGAAGTATTACTTGCTTTTGAAACAATCATGTTAGTCCCATTAGCACTTGTTACATAAACTGCTTGGCCTTTTGTAATAGCTTCACCATATTTAACAATATGAGAAACAGTAGATGCAGATGTTGGTAATGTAGCTAAAGTTCCATCACCTCTGATATATTCAGCTGTTGTACCAGCACCAACCACTGCAATATCCCCACTAGATGTAATTGGACTATTTGAAACAGTGAATGCACTTGGCATTGTTAAGCCTACAGAAGTTACTCCACCTGTTGGCAATGCACTTATATTACCATTTAGTTTTCCTATTGCACCAAGAATACTATCTGATGCAGATAAAGTTCCTGCTGCTGAAACATATCCTGTTAGAGGAGCGGAAATTGCTCTTGCATCTGTAAAATAAAGATTTGTCCCTTCAGTTAAATTTGTCGTACTTACAGATCTAGTAAGTTGTCCAGTGGTAGTTGCTCCGATAACACCAGACGCTGCCCCTGTTAAATTATTAACAGTAACTTCTCCTGATGATGCTATACCTATTCTTGTAAGATTATTAGTACGTATATTTAAACTAAACGCATCTGTCAGTCCTATAATTGTATCTGCTCCATATGCATTACCACCTTTTTTAAACCAGTCAGCTGGAGAAATACTATTTAAAGTAGTTATATTACTTATCGCATGAGTGTTCATATTAAGTGTAGCAGCCATAGGTTTGCTACCATCTAACATTAAAAACTGAGTGTGCCCTGCATCTCCTGTTGTTAAATTAGATAAAGATAAGTGATCTGAACTTGCAGAAGTTCCACCAGATCTAAAACCAACTACAGGTCTTTGGTCAATTATTTCTGTTATATTAGTTGCACCAAATGTGACAATAATACCTGCAATTAATGTAACTGCATCTTTAATAAATGTTGGAGGTATAGGTATTACACCTGTTTCTGCAGCACTCAAAGATGCGAAAGTTGTTTGTCCATAAACAACATAGTATTTTTCATGACCAGTTCCTCCTACAACATATACAGAATGTTTTGCATATTGACCTGCTGTTAAAGCTGTAAGTGTACCTGCATTATCCCATGATAAAGGTATTGTTTGAGTTGCGGTTTGTATTACACCATTTAATGTTGGTACAAATGTTATATTAGTTCCTCCTACCGGACTAAATACATTTGATGCATAATAATAAATACCACTATTGACATTTAAATGAAAAGGTGTTACATTTTCTGTCACCTGAGAACCTGATGCATATATAGGCCCCATCGCACTTCTAAACAGATTATCAAATCTATTTGATGTATGCTCAGCATGTGCAGGGACTTCATCTAACAGTTCAATACCTGTTCCATTTGTAACAACTCTACCTAATAATATATTATTGATTGTATCAGGTTGAGATCCATTACTTGTTAATGCACCTGTAGTGTCAAAGTAAATATATCTATCTTGGTTTGCTGAAAGTGTTATTGATGTACTACTCCAATCTTTTCTTAATACAACATCTGTAACAGGTAGTTCATAATAACCATATCCTGAACTAATATTAACAGTAAAGCCACCACCATTAGTAAGATCACCACCTTCCATAAGGCCCATAGTCCCACCTTCTAATAGTAATGTTGATATATCAGAATGTTCACCTGTTGGATAAGTTACAGCTAGTTTTCCGGTTATCTCAAACTGTGCATCATTACTATCTAAGTATGCCCATGCAAAGTTAGGAGAAACATTATTAACTTTGGTGTGATCAGCTGATCCATTAAATGTACCTGAAGCTGTTGGATGTTCAATGAATAAATCCCATGTTGTAGAATTATCTACATCCAATGATGTTATTATGGCATTTGATGCAACACCAGAATTTTCCATATACAACCCCATGTCAAAATAGTCAACATATGTTGCAAGAAGAGTTAGCAAAGCACCATTCACAAGATGAAAAGCTTTCCCTGTTCCGTCTGATGTATGTCCTGAGCCTACTACTTTAACTTCCGAATTTGTACCTGATACAAATGTACCTGCAAGTATACCTGATGTAGGTATATTATAATAATTTTCTAAGTTAGCAAAAGCATAAAATCCATTTGTCGAAATGACTTTTACACCATAATCATATACACCATTAAAGTCTATATACTCACCATAGAAATATGTATCTTGAGTAATAGATTGAACAAATATACCTACACTACAGTCTTCAAAAGATATTTTATGTGCTTGAGAGAAATCTCCTGTATCATCTATTGATAGACCTGCATACCCTGCTCCAGCATTTTGTAAGGTAAGAAAAGATACTTCATTATTTGCACCAAGTAATATAATATCATGATTATTTGCATCCGGTTGTATTTGTGTTGTTTTAATACTTGATCCAATAATACTTACATATGGATGAGATGCAAGATCAATTACAGGCTCTGTAAAAACACCTGGCCCTACTTGTACAATATATCTATTTGTTATACTTGAACCTGTTATAAAATTTACAGCTGCAGCAATAGATGTAAAATTACCACCCTTCTTAGCAACTGTAATTATTCTTGGATCTTTATTTACTTCATATATAGGGGCTGCAATAGGAACTTCTGTTTTTAAGAATGTATCAGTTCCTTCGAATTTACCTGTAGTACTAGGGTGCTCTACAATAATATCTTTTGTATTATTCTCAAAATTAAGAGCCGTTCCATATATACTAGGAGCAGATCCTACATTAGGAGCATAAATACCTGTAGACCACCTTTGAAAATTAACTGCTGTTAATCTTAATGATGCACCATTCTCAACCCAAAATCCTGTACCACCTGCAGCTCCTGTCGCTTTAGTTAATAAGCATCCATTAACAATAAATGCACAACCAGGTTGATCTGCTTTAGCAAATATTAAACCTGTCGTTGTAGTTATACCTCCATTAGTAGATGTAACATTTCTTAATTGCATTCTACCAATACCAGATCCATCATTTGTTACATGGAATCCTAATGTAAATGGATAACCACCATATTTAACATTAGAACATTGTAGTATACAATTTCCCCCACTAGTACCTATCGTTTTAGCATGAGTGTAATTGGCCCCAAATCTTACATTTTCAGCATATGCTATTGCATTAGTTTGTGGGACAGTTGGAGAAGAGTATACAACAGCAGAAACACCTGTGCCAGTAGAACCCTGAACTTGCAAATCAATTATCATAGATTGATCAGCCATTATGAATACACTATTACTGCTATTATTAGCTTCTACGATAGTATTCATACTACTGTCTCCTTTAACAGTAACCCAAGATTTCATAGTGATAACAGGTTCTAAATATAAACCTGCATTAACTCTAACTACAAAAGGATTACTAGATGAAGCTGTAGTAATACTAGCAACAGCTGCAGCTATAGACGTAAAATCTGCGACACCTGACACTGTATCTACAGTAACAATATTAGTACTCTTTTTTAAGAGAGTTGCCCAACGATCATAGTTGTTTAAAGTTTCAGATGTAATGTATTTTTCATTATCTGTCCCTGTATTTACTTCTAGTTGTGTAGCTTTACTAGCTGACTCACTATATATCCATTTAGTTAAATCTGAATAGTATGCACCAGCTGGATAATATGTTCCACCTATACTACCATACCAAAATTTATTACCTTGTGCATTATCTACAATAAATACATCATACAGTCCTACTGTTGTAGGATCTGGTAATGCAGAGTAGTTTGCTACATGAGTTATAACAACTGTAGTAGGCCCTGGACCTCCTCCGGTGTTTGCTTCGTAGTAATCAAGTGTTCCTGTAAAAGGATTAAATTTCCAAGACATATTTAGTTTTTTATAAAATGAATTAAATCATTTATGTTTAGTTATAATTTATTTTTTTAAATTTCCCATTTAATGCTTCGAAAGTTGTCTGCATATCTTTTGGTAATAAATCTATTCCCATTGCAAACATTTCATAACAAGCTAAAATCTTTTCAAAGTTAGATCTATGATGCGTGCATGCAAATATACTATCTATTCTATGTTGGAAACTAACAACTACATCATAACGGAATTTTTCAAACAACTCTATAATATAAGATGCATCTTCAGGACTTATTCCACGATTTAACCAATGATTTTTAGTTGCATTAATATAATCTACGTGCATGGCATTCATTTCTCTCAATACTAATAATTTTAACTCATCAAAAGATATTTTTTCAAAATCTTTATCTAAAAACTTTGTAAAATAAATAGTACATATATCACATTTGAAATTGGTGAAATCTATACACATCCTTGTCTTAACTGCATCATAATCTCCATGAGTGTAAAATTTCATGAAGAATACTTCTTTTTTGACTCTTTCTATAGTAGAAAATATATTGTGACATTTTAAATCCTTAATGTCTTCTTTAGATTCTCTTTTAAAGATTAATTTAGATATATCTTTATGAAAATAGTAAACTAAAATTCCAAAAATAATAACTGTAAAAAGTAAGTAAGGTGGTAAATTGATGTGTCCAAGAAAGTCAAACATTTTAATTATTAAAATAAAGTTGTTGTAATAGGTTTTTTATTTTTTATAATGTATATATTTTATACCGGCACTTTAGCATCAATTAATTCTTGTACCTTTACTTCAATAGCTAACCTCATGTTGTGTAGAGTTGTCATTAAGTCAGGATGTTCAACTTTAATACTAGCTAAAGTAATAGGAGCATGATCATCACCTGGGTTCTGGCACAATATACGTGATTCGCACATATGCTGATCTTCTGTCAACTGTACTACTACTTTCTCAAAAGTAATACCGTATGTAGCTTCAAATTCTTCCTTAATAGGTAAGATGATATCTAATACGTCTACTTGATAATGCTCTTCGTTGAACATTGAAAACACTTCATTCTTAACGAAGTCTACTGTTATGTTTTGTAATTCCATAATTCTTAATTTACTTATCTTACATTTGTATCTACTATTCTATTTGCTCCTGTCCCTACTTGCCAAGTTATTGTTCCTGTATCTGCTGTATTTGAAACAACATTACCGTATATTTTACCAGTCATTGATCCTGTTGCTTTAATTGCAGCACTATCTGAAGAACCACAATAAAAAGAAGCTGATGAATGAAGTATCAATGTACCACCTGTCCAATCTATGCAAGGGTAAGTTCCACTTGTATTAGCTGTGTTTAAGTTCTTGATAGGTCCTAGTATTCTAAGCGTTCCTGCTGTTAATGATATTGTACCATTATAACCAGCTCCACCATTATTTGCACCAGTATAGTAACTGTATAAACTAACATCTGCTGTTCCTGATACAGTAAGTTTATTATATATATGCCCAAAATCTTGGATTATAGCAACACCTCCTGAAATAGTAGCACCTGAAAAATCACCTCTACCTGAGTATCTAATAACTCCATTAAATCTACCACCTGATTGCACTAGTGCTCCTGTAACTTCTCCGTGAAATTCACCAGCTCTTAAATCTAAATAAATACAAGTACCTGTAAATTTAAGTACATCAGCGTACATTGTAACTTTAGACCATATAATACTAGAATTTACAATAGCACCTGATGCAAGTTCTAGTGTCATTATTTTAGTACCTGTAGCTGATATTTCCATCATACCACTAGGAGCATTGATGTTGAAATAAGACAAGTTAGCATAACTATCTCCATCTAAAAAGAATGAAGATCCACTTCCTCCTGGAATGTAAGAAACACCGTTAAAAGATATTCTTGAATTATAACTTGTATAATCCGCAAGAATTGCTGTAGATGTAGATGATTTAACATTAATAGTATTTATTCTTCCTATTGTTTCTGGAGCTCCTATATAAATAGCATATGTAGAAGTAGATTGACAATTTCGAAAATCTATATCCATCAACAATCCTGCCCCACTAGTATAGAAAGCTGAACCGTTTGTGGATATTACATTATTAATTTTAACACTGTTAGTATTTAAAGCAGTATATGTTCCTGCTGTACAGTTTGTTCTTATTGTGTGAGTTGTGCTAGAAGAAGCATATATTGCTTCAAAAGTAGTGTCTACATTCATTCTTGATCCTTCAATAATATAGACATTAGTTGCAACGTTAGAAGTAGAAAATTTACCATATCCGTATACATTTGTACTAGAAGTAAATGCATTATTTCTAAACATTGGTCCTGTTGTAGATTTACTTAAAATAGCACCTGGATGAAAATACCAATTGATACCATCTTTTAATAAACCATTAGCTGCTGTAGTTGTTGTAGTGTAAGTTCCTGGATAAACAACAATCATATCTCCAGGCGTAGAAGCAGCAAAAGCTAAATCTACAGTAGCGTAATAAACTGGTAAACCATTATCATGAGGTACAACAGCTATAAGACCTCCTGCTGTACCAAAAGCATCAACAATAGCACCTGAAGAATCTTTCTTTCTAACAAGATAGTTCATATCTATTTGCTCAAAGTAACAGTTATTAGGTAAACCTGCGTGATCTGCAGAACTTCCTACTTGTCTAGTAACAGGAAAAGGACCACCTGTTTTATTTATAATTTCTATAGCCATAATTCTTGTTTTATTCTACGTCAGCATCTTCTATAATAGTACCACCTGTAATGTTTGTCAACGCATAACTATTCTCTCTTATAATACTACCTGTTAGATTTATTAATGAATTATTAGTAAATGGAGTACCTGCGATATCTGACTCTATATAAAAGTAAAGATCTGTACCTGGGGTGTCTTGGGAAGCAGTGAGATCTAACGTTCCTGAAGCATTTATTAATGCCGCCATTCTTTGTGCAAGTAATTGACGAGTGTTATATGTTGCTACATCACTTTCAGTAAAAGTTTCACCTAAACCTGTACCATCGTTTAGGTCAACTGATGTTGAAACAACACTATCAACAATATATTTTCTTTTAGCTTTTTTAGCAGAAGTTAAACCTGTAATTCTATTAGTATTTAAACCACCTGTAAGTACTTTAATATCTCTGTTTGCACCACCAACAATAATAGGTGGAACTTCTACGTTTGATGTAAGTAATACTGCACCGTTACATACTAAAGTACCACCGTTGTAAGTAACACAAGTACCTGTAGCTTGAGCTGTAAGAAGATTTTTAATTCTTCCGTTGATTACTAACTTACCTGAGTTTAATGTAAATGCATCTCTATTTCCTAAATAGTCAGTACCTCCATATTCAAATTCACCATTTACTACTACAGTTCCACCTGCAATAATTCTTGCTCCAAGAGTGAATACATTAGAACCATTGCCCCAAAGTATTGTTTTACCCCCTGTAGCATTTAAGGCGAATGAGTAACCGTGGTATGGTAATTCTATATTTGCAAAACCTCCTGTAATAGTATGATTAGCATTTGTTCCACTATCTGCTTTATAGGAAACTGTTCCCCCATTTATAGTAGCATAGCCAACAGTACCCCCTTTGAAATTACCACCTGTATTATACAAATAAGCACAAGTACCATTATGATTAAAGTTTCCACCACTAGTCATTGCTATACCGTTAGCATAGCCAGTAACAGTAATATCTACTGCACCTCCATTAGTTCCATAACCATAAACAGAACCAACAGCTCTACCTACGTTAAATGTGCCATTTATAATTTGATACATAGCACCTACAGCATCGGCAGTAGTAGACTGTAATAAGCTAGCATTTACTGTAATATATGTGCTACCACTATTGAATCTTATAGCTGATCCTGCAGTACATCTGAATGTATGTGTATTTACTAATACATTACTTTGGTAAGCAATATATAATAAGTGACTTCCTGATGCAATAGCGTGTCTTACATTATATACGGCAAATGCATTATTATATATTGAGAAAGTAGCTGCTACAACTGTCTGTTGTACAAAATCTGCTTCAAAAGTAAAATCTAGGGATATACTTGTGCTATCATCACCTGCCCAATGAACACCTTGAGTACCACCTGTTTTGTAGAAAGTACCTTTACCATAAACATTACAAGTACTAGCTAATCCCGACAAACTAAACATCCATCCGTTAGTTACCTTTGTTATAACAGCACCCGGATAAAAGAACCAATTTACACCTGATTTAGCAATACCATTAGTAGCAGTAGTTGTTACAGTATATGATCCTGGGAATACAAATATAGTGTCTCCGAATACAGCAGCATCTCTTGCTAATTCTAATGTTGTATAGTAAGTGAATATTCCAGTTGTTTGGTTTGGAATACCTACCTTTCCTCCTAACGTAATTGTTGCCCAAGTATTATCTCCTCTTAGAAAAGTTGTATTATCCCTTGTCCCTGATAACCCTAGACGGTTCACATTTACTACACCTGTTGCTAGATTAGCAGCATTTATTCCTGTAATATTTAAGCCATTACCTGTAAATGTAGTTGCTCTTAATGGGCCTAAATGCTGAATAGCTGCTGTCTTATTTCCTCCTGCATCTACTGTTGTTCCTAATAAATAAAAAGGTGTAGATGGAACAGTTACAGGTGCATATGTAATATAAGAAGTGCCACTGTAAATCCAAGTACTTGCATCAACTGAAGATACATATAGTACATCTGCTGTTGCAGGTGTATTAGGATCAAAAATTACTCCAGGTGATGTTGGTGTCAATTGATCAAAATTTACAACCTCAGATGGTGTTACTACCGGTAATTGATAATAATCATGCTTACCTGTTATAGGATTAATTTTATAAGCCATGGTCTATTATGAATAAGCTATATTAGTCACATTTGAACCATTTATTGCAGAGTTGATATAAGTAAATATCTCTGTAATAGTTTCAACACCATTTGGTGTAGTACCTGAATGAAGTATGCTGATAACATTATCTGTACCAACTGGATCATAGGTTAAGGCTCTATTATAATTCGAAGAAGCTTGAATTCTTGCCATTTTTGAAGACTCTTCTAAAAGTAACTCTTTAACTAAACATAATTGTTTATTTAATGATTGCATTGTATGAAATGCATTAGGATCTAATTTTGTATATTTCATAAAAATTGTTTTAGTTCTGAGGTTTTAGAGTTTCAAATTTACTCTAAAATTGAGTAGTCAACAAAATCATAGACTTTCTTAAAACAAAAAAAAAGAGAGGCGGTTACCTCCCTTTATTTTCATATTTTAAATTTACTACTTATTGAATATGTTTTTCTATAAGTGATTGGAAATTGTTATAGATTGTTTTCTCAGCAGTTGTTAGTGCATCATATCCACCTTCAACTAGCCAGTCGTTTACTCTGATTGTAGCTACAGATAATGCTTCAGAATTTACTGATCCATCAATATAATCAGTCATGTAAGCAGAAGCAATTCCATCGACAAACTTATTGTAAATAGTCAAATCTTTTTTTACAAGATCTGTTACTTCAAGAAAGCTTGTATTGTCATTTAAAAAATCACATTCAACAGATGTATCGAAGTCTCCTGCTAAAGATTTTACTTTGTATGTTAATTTAATTATATTCATTTTTTTAAAAATTTGGTAATACTAATCCTGATACTTGTGTATAATCTTGGGGTGTGAACAATGTTGTTCCTAGTGCTCCACCAATCAATACGTTTCCTTTTACATTGTTACATCCAAAAGAACCAACACTTGTGTCGTTTAAAAATCTATCTCCTGCTCCTGATGAGTAAGCCACACAGTTGTAAAAATATCCTTTTGTTGTAACAGCATCTAAAGCAATAACGTTTGAGTTAACTGTATTGTAGTTCTTAAACAATACGTTTTTAGCATACACTTCACAACTGTTTACAGCATAAACACAAGGTCCTGCAAGAGAATCGTTTAATACTTTTGTTACCTCTCCTTCAAGTTTTATTTTGTTACCATGTCCTAATAATAATACAGGTATATATTTTGAAAATATGTTTCCTTTTATATCGTAACTCATATAGTCATTACCTGAAGCACTAACACCGTATACACCAAAACCTTCATTTGCATATAGATTACCATATACTCTTATAATACCACCTGGATTTTGCAATGTAGAAATGCATGCTGCTTGGTATATAGTACCTGGACCATAAACAAATGTGTTTGAATTATTTATCAAATCACCGTAGATTTCAAGTGTCCCGGAACTTGCTTGTGATAATACACATACTTTTAATCTGCTGTCATAAGTTGTTGTTCTATTATCTGAAATTATTTTTGGGCACTTGACAATAGCTGTACCTACAAAGGCACTCGATGGTGAGTTAGCCGAAAGATTTATTAACTTACCTGGACCAGCCATGTGTTTAGAAACCTCTAATGTAACAAACGTACTTCCTCTAAATGTTACAAGATATCCATTCTTACAGTTTGATTCTAACTTGTTACATCTTATATGTAATTGAGCATTTGTATAACCAACTAAAATCTTTGACTCTATAACACCTAAAAAACTTGTTGCATCTTGTATAGATTCATCAAATTCTAGATATATGTTAGTAGTATATTGTTGTATCAATGCTCTTGCATTGCTATAAAAACAAGCGTGTCCATATATTTTACATACTCCTGTATTCACGTCATCAAAAAAACCACCGTTAGTGAATACAACACCTTCTTCACAATTTACATACACATAAGGTTTTAATAACATGTTGTCAACATAGACACCTTTTCTAAGGACAACTAACGCAGGTGCACTTATTGTAGGAGAAAGAGCAAGAGCTGCTGTTGATGCAGCATCATAAGTACGGTAAGGTTTATCAAATCTATTCACTTCTCCTGTTGAATCATTTCCGTTTAATGGATCTGGATCAACAAAGAATACATTTGCATAGTTAACTGAAGCACTTAAAGTGATATCAATGTTTTGCAACAAAGATACTCCATTAATTGAGGCTAGATTTAAATTACCTGTTTGTCCATTTATAGCTGTGACACCTGAAGGTGCTGGAGCAGGAACTTTAGCTAATATATCATCTACTGTAGTAAATGCTGCAGGTCTTGATTTTGTTGTTGTATATAACGGTATACGCTCTTCGCCAGACAAATTTTTATCTTTTTTAAGAGTGTTTACTGAAAGTCCGTTTATTGGCATAATCTATATATTATATTGTAAAATTAATTAAGTTTAATCTCTCTTCAAAAAATATTGTAATTTATAAAACAAGTTAATTTTAGAAGTTTGGAACTGTAACACCTGTCACTTGAGTATAACCTTGCGGTGAAAATACCGGAGTTGCTACGGCAGCTCCTAAAGGAATGTTACCTTTTGTATTTACACATCCAAAAGATCCTACACTTGTATCTCTCAAAAACTTATCACCAGATCCTGTGCTATAAGCTGTACAATTATAAAAGTACGCTTTTGCTGCAACATTATCTAAGGCTACAATACCTGAATTTACAGTGTTATAATTTTTTAAGTGTGTGTTTTTAGCATATACTTCACAACTATTTACTGCATATATACAAGAGCCTGCAATAGAATCATTTAATACTTTTGTAACTTCTCCTTCTAGTTTAACTACATTTCCTGCACCTAACAAACAAATAGGAATAGACTTAGAACTTATATTACCTTTTATATCATACTTTGTATAATCATTTCCTGAAGCATACACTGTATAAATACCGAAAGTATCACCTGCATATAAGTTACCATACACTCTTGTCACAGCACCTAATGCTGATTGTATTGAGTGTAGACATGCTTGTTGTCCTGTAGATCCAGGTGCATATGAAAAGTTATCTGATAAATTATATAAATCTCCGTATATCTCTAACACTGCTGTCGAAGTCGAAGCTTGTTGGGTTACGCAACTTTTATTTTGAATATTTCCTGCATTATAGGGTGTTCTATTTGTGGCAACTATCTTAGGGCAGTATATTTTTATAGTATTTGACATACCTATTGTACTGAATGTTTTCCTCGGACCTTGTATATAATTTCTAACATTTAGTGTAGCTTCAACACCATATCTAAGAGTAACTATTGTGTTATTTGAACCATTAGTATCTATGCTATTACAAACCACATGTAATTTACAAGTCCCACTTACATAACTTGATAATATAGCCCAACCTATCAATGTAGATTGCATATCTACTTTATCAAATTCAAAGTATATATCACTTCCATAATTTTGAGTCAATGGTCTAGAGTTTGTATAAAAACAAGCATTTCCATATATCTTACAAACACCTGTACTTGCATCATCAAAAAAACCACCAAATGTAAATACAACACCTTCTTCGCATTTTATATATACATATGGTCTAAGAAGCATATAATCTATATATGTCCCTTTACGTAATACTATTAATGCCGGAGATGTTTGTGTAGGTGCTAATGCTATTGCAGCTAAACCTGCTGCATAATACGAAAAGTAAGGTTTATCAAATCTATTCACTTCTCCTGTCGAGTCATTTCCGTTTACAGGATCTACAAAAAATGTATTTGCGTAGTTCAATGCTGAACTTACAGGAATATCAATATTTTGGAGTAAGGATGTGCCATTAACTGTTGCTAGTTGTAAACTGTTTGTTTGATTATCTAATGAGTCAACTATTGCTCCTGTTGTTGGAGAAGATACTTTAGCTAATATGTCATCAACCGTTGTAAACTTTGATGGTTTGGATTTTGTTGTTGTATAAACAGGTATACGTTCAGATCCACTCAAGCTTTTAGCCTTCTTTAAAGTATTTACTAAAATTCCATTTATTGGCATAATGTCTTTTTTATTATGATTTGAGGTTTTAGGAAAAACAAATTTAATGTAAAATTAAGTATAGCACAAAATTATAAACTTTCCTAAAACAAAAAAAGAGAGGCGGTTACCTCTCTTCCTTTTTTATTATGTTTACCTATTAGATAGGGAAAGCTTGTACTGGAGAAACTCCTGCATTAGCTGCCAAGTTATTTAATAAGTCTTCAATTGCATTATGTCTACCAATCTCTACAAAGAAGTTGTAATCGATATCATCATTAATTCTTCCTGCGAATCCTTGTGTATGATTAAAGTTACTAACTTTCAATGTATACTGAATATATTGAGCAGTACTGTTTGGTAAGTTTGTAGTCTCACCTCTCAATAATTTACCTAAGTAAGATCTTGGAGATTCTCCTCTGAAGTAAGCATTAGCTTCTTGCTCTTTCTTACGTAAGTTACCTGCTAAATGTGTTCTGTGTTGTTGACGAGATAAGTATTTACCTTGGTATCCACCTTCTGGAATACTTCCGATACCCTCACGAATTTCTTCAGGGAATCCTGCAGCAACTTGAATTTTTGTAGATGTTTCTAAGAAACCAACTTCTTCGTACAATGCCTCTTCAGCATCTAAAACGAAAACTCTTGATTTAAATCTAATACCACATTTACAGTTTCCACTTGGAGAAACAGCTGCTTCACTTGCAGATACAGTCCAGTCGATATTTTCATAAGACTCAGGAGCTGAAGTGATATAAGCATCTTTGTAGATAACATCACACTCTTCACCAACTAAGTTAGAAATAACTGAAGTTGTATATTTAGTTTGACAACCTGCTGTGTAAGTAACTGCAGCAGCTAATGTACCATCTAAATCACTTACATCATTTGCAATTGAGATAGTTGGCAAAGCAACACCAATGTTTTCAAAAGTTAAAACACCTAAAGCAGCTGTAACTTTAACACCTTCGTTAGCTAAAATAGTAGCTCCATGTGCAGTAACAAAGTTAGCAGCAGTTTGAGTTAAACTAGTAGCAAAAGTTGCTGTGTAATCAGTACCACCAATGTTAATGTCTGCTGTTCCAGAAGTACCAGTTAAAGTTAACAATCTGTATTGAGCTAAAGCAACAGTTAAGTTAGTGTAAGCACCTTGTAACTCTACTAATCTATCATTTCCACATTCTCCATCAGCTAACCATAAGTCATACGCTTCAGAAACTGCATTAACTGTGTCTCCTAAAGTCCAAGCTGTAGTTGTAGCAGCAGCATTAGAATCACATAAGTCAGCAATTTTACCTACTAAATCTACTGTGAATGTATTGCTTGGAACTGCACCACCTAATAAAGTTGCAATTTGTGCATCAGTAATTTTAGCTGTAAATACTGCTGTATAGAATCCTACACCTGCATCATTTCCAGATTTAATAACTGTACCTGCTGAGTAGTTTGCCATTGCTGTAATTAAAGCAGTTTTGTCAACACCATCATCTTCAATAGTGAATGCGTAAACATAACCACCTGTTACTGCAGTGTATCCAGCAGGACAAGTATCACATCCTTTAATGAAAGATGCTACTGTTGAACTGAAATCAGCAGGTGCACTTGCAGCTAATAATTGGTAAGTAGAAATAGATCCACTACGTAAAATTCTTTTTACAGGAACATTGTATTGTGCTGCAACGATAGCTTTAGCAACATCATCACCTGTATCACATAACTCTAATGTATAGAAGTTAAAAGGAATCAAGTTAGCTGCAATATCATTTGTACACTCAAAAACAGGTGTTACATCAATAAAGTCTGCAACAGTTTTTCCTCCTGTTAATTGTTTTCTACGTAATCTCTCAACTGCTTCTAATACGATTGCTTTACAATCAACTGCATCACAGTTATCACAAGTATCACAAGTGTTGAAAGGATCACATGAAGGAATCTCAATATTAATTCCGATGAACTCTTCAGCGTTTTTTCCACCTCTGTACTCAATTGCTCCACCTGTAAGTTTAAGAGCTAATCTGAAATAAGAATCTCCTGTTTTCCATTTGAACTCAGATCCTGGAGTACCATCATATCCAATAACAACCTCATCAACGATGTGCTCAGTAATTTTTGGAGCAGATACTGCTAATCCACGAATTGAATCTAAAGAGAAAGGAACTGTAGATTTGTCTTTGTCAGAATAAGAACGACCTGGAGTTTTTCCATCGATACCTAATCTAATTGTAAAATCTTTTTTATCTTTTGCTTTTCCTGCGAAAGATGAAATAACTTTCAATCCATCAGCTGTAGCTTTAGTTTGATCAACTGCTGCTAATTGTCCTTTTGCAAGGTGCAAAGATCCACCAGTTGTCTTAACTGCTCCATTGATTAAGAAGAAGTCTCTGTTAAACGGTTTGTTTAATCCCATTGTTAAAAATTTATTAATTTATTTATGATTATATTTCGGAGAAAAGTGCATTACTTTGTATTTCATACCCTGCTACATCTCCATTTGTTGCTGAAAATTGTTTTGCCATTGCAATAATGACTTTGTTCATGACTTTATCATCGAATTCAGGATCTATGTCTACTGAAGCTGTATTGTCAAGTTTTATATACCCTTCTATATCTAATTTCTTTGGGTATCTGTAGTAGCTAATATTTACCTTATCAATTTCAAAATCTGTTTTATAAACGGCTACTTTATTTTCTGTTGTAAGATAAAAGGTCTCTCTGTACTCAAAAGATGGCGAATTGCTGGAATCTCCTAATAGCTCTTCTATATTCTCACTCTTTACTTCAAAAGGCTTCTTTAATTTTTGAGACTTACAATTTCCTTTTGTTGCGTAAATATGCAAGTTTGCTAAGTCAAAGTAATCTTTAGGTAAATGAAAGGTAGTATAGTTTGTTTTCTGATCAGCTTTTGCTAAATCTTTTTCTAATATTAGAAGAGGAGAGATGTAACGAATTACATCTTCACTCCTTTTCTCTAATATCCAAGATACATATCTTGTTAATGTTGTATTAAGAAGCGTAATAAATCTAGGCAAGTCAACATTGACATTATTATTAGTCATGTTTCTATTCACTGTATCTAGAAATGATACGTATACTTCTTTAATCTTCATCGTCTGCTAATAATATATCTCTTTTTACAGATGCTAATGAACTATTCTTAGCAATGTTTTCTGCTGAATTTTTTAAATCTGGTCCTATTTCTTTATCTTCATAAAAGTAAAGACCACTAATTTTTGTTACTTTACCACCTTTTTTGTAAGCATCTCTAATAGCCTGATAAATTGTGATTTTTTCTAACCCAACTTTTGTCTCAGACTCTTCAACTAATTTATTAAAGGCAGTTGTTTTATCGTCATTCTCTCCAGTTAAATAGTCGTTAAACATTCCTATTAAAACTGAATCCTCAATAGAGGATGAGAAATTCATTCCTGTGTAATGTAGAATTGCTACAAGTCTTGGTTTATCTGTTTTCAATAATGCTGTAAAAGCACCAATTGCAGCAAACTTAGCTAATGCTCTCTCATCTTTAATTTTGATATCTTTACTAATATCAATAACTACATAAGAAGAATCATTGTATCTTGTATTTCCTTCTTGTCCTTTTGGTGTAACTTGTTTTGTTAATAATCCAAAATAAAGCTCCATTCTATCAATAGGATCAAGTGTATTGTATGTTTTCTTAGAATAAACTTTAAAATTAGTTTTATCAAAGAATGCATTATTATTTAACTCAAAAGCCAGATCATCGCCTATTGCATGTCTGTAAGGTAATAATAGATTTTTCTTTAGACCTGTAACTAGAGTTTTAATCTCTGTTGCATCTGTGTCTCTATAGCATGGAGAGTATTCATAGAAACCTGTATCCCAAGTCCCTGTTCTTCCACCATCTCTACTTACAAAGCTTACTTGAAATGATTCAGATACTCCTCTTGAAGGAAGTTTTGTGACTCCTGCTTTGATGTACCCCGTTGGTGCATCCATATCCTTTTTGTCTTTGATGACGTAAGTTGAGTTTTCTTTAACTTCAAATCCGTCAATGACAAATAATGTTTTTCTTGTTGACATTCTTGGTTTATTTTTGTTCAAATTTACTTACAAGAAGCATCCTTTACAAAAATATAAGATTTTCTAAAACTATTTGGGGAGATATTTCACTCCCCTTTTAGTTTTATGGTTAGGTTTGATATCTTAACCTCTTCCTTTTTCTTGTAACTCAATAGTTACGTATCTTGTAGTATCTAATACTAAAGCAGAAGATTGAGAAGTTGCCCAGAATGTTCTACCCATTTGTTTGATAGAAGAAGCAACGTTTTCAAATTGATCTTTATTAGCTGTACGTCCTTGCTCGTATCCGTATGTTACGTGAGGTTGCCCTTCAGGTTTAACATAGTAGATATTAGCTTGTTGTGAACCACCTTCAACCAATTTAGCGTTTTTCACTTTGCTAGTTACATTAGAGTATTCTGGACTAGTAACATCCCAAATAACTAATGAGTTAGATGTGTGTGCAAAACCTTCTGAATAGAATCCTGAAGAGAATCTGTCTGTGCTTGGCATATAATCTAAAGAGTCATCGTGCTCAACTGTAACTTTTCCAACTCCTGGGAATTGTACTTCTGTAATTGCTACTGCAGCTAAAGATAAGTTATTCAATGATCCTGAGAATACTTTTGATGGTAATTGTCCATCAGTACCGATTAAACCTGCTGGTAAACCATTCAATTGGCTAATAGCGTGTTCACGGAATAATTGTAACATATTTTGGTAAGCTAACCAACCTGCTTTAAATTTAACAGAACGTTGTCCTACTGGAATATCAGAATTTTGGTAGATGTAAGAAACTGCTTCATAAATATGATCTAAAGTGATACCACCTTGTCTTGCATATTTAATCAATTTACCTCTACGGATTTGATGCCATACACCCTCATTTACACGCTTAACTCCATTAGCAGTATTAACTGTTGCAGCTTTAGCGAATAAAAGCTCGTTTGCTTCCATTTGAGATAATTCCATCAATGCTAAGTATTCTAATGTAGAACCAATCATCATTGGATTTAAAGTACCATTAGGATTTTTCTTAGCTACGAACATACCGTTTTTACCACCCATTGCTTCTAACTGAGCATTGATTTTATCAGATACACCGTTAGCAAATCCTGTAAGACCTGGAGACTTCATTCTAGCAGCTTTACCTGTAACGAAAGTCTCAATTCCTCTTGGATCAGATAATAAGAACTCATTAGTAATTGTTCCTGTAGGATCTTTAACTAAAGATAAAGTTGAGAATGCAGTGTCGAATTCAGCAATTTTGTTAGTCAACTTAATCCACTCTCTACCAGCTCTTAAATACTCTTTAGGGAAATATTTAGATTTGTCATTAGTTTGCATTGTAACATAGTGCTTGAAGTTTTCTCCAACTTGCTCTACATCATGTTCTGCAGAAACCATAACTTGTTCTCCATAAACAGGATCGTAAGTTAAAATATCTCCTTTAGTAAACTCTTGGTTTAATACTAAAACAAAAATACCATTGTCAATACCTGGGAAGTCATACTCAGCTGAAGTATCTTCTGCAGTATAACATTTAACCTCTGAACGGTCAACTGGTAAATCATAAGTGATTGATTGTCCTTCAGCAACCTCTAATACTGCAGCTTGAGAGAATAAATCTTTCAAGAATGGCATAGATTTTTTGTGAGATGTTGCAAATAAGTTAATCAAACCTAAATGTTTTTTGTGTGAATTATTATCATCCATTAAGTATGTAGAAACCTTTGCAGAGTCCATCCAACCTAAAGTCTTTAATTCTTTCACGTTTGTAAATCCAACAACGTAATCACCGTTGATAGACTCATGTAAATCGAATCTGTTTTGAGACATATTTATTTATATTAATTTATTAGTTACTATTTTAAATCTTCAAGCCTTACAGCTTTATTTGTATTAACCGGTGCAGAAAGGCTAGATGCAGAATCAGTTCTTCTGATAATCTTTAGCTTTCTTGCTCCTTCTAATTGTTTTTCAACCACTGCTTTCTTTGTTACTTGTTTGATAAACTCTTCTTTATCAGTCATAAACAACATCAGCTCGGCAGCTTTTTCAGGGTTCAATCTCATCTCATTGTAGACGATATCCATCTCGTACTTACCTTCCTTATTAGCTTTAGTTGCAAAATCTACTAACTTTGTTTTAGCTTTATCATTTAACTCAAAAACATTCCCAAGAGTAGTTTTAATATCAGTTTTATACTTTTTAAATAACTCTTCTCGTTCTTTTTTATCCTGTTCTGATTTCAAAACTTCTGCTTTAACCTTTGCATCAATAGCTGTTCTCAACGATGCATCAGCTTCTTCAGCCATCTCTGCTAAAATTCCTTCAGACTCATAAGACTTTATCAATCTATTTATATCAGCTTCAGTCTGTCCTGCAGCTTGATTTCTTAAAAAGATAACTGTCTTTTGATCCTCTACACTTTCCAGATCTAATCCTTCTAAAGGATCAGAGAATTTCTGTTTAATGTCAAGTAAATCTTTTAAAGATCCTCCGTTATTCTCAACTTCAATTAAATTCTTAGTAAATTCAGAAACACCATCTAATGAAATTTTATTCTTAGTAGCTGATTCTTGAATCTCATCAATCTTTGATTGAAATATTGACTTAAAAGTTTCTTCATCAAATTCAATATCATCAATTGAAACCTCCTGCTCTACTCCGTCAACCTCTTGTATGATTGATCCGATCTCATCACCCCATAAACTTTTTAAAGTGTTACGGTAGATTTTAGAGCTTTCAGGTTCAATTTCTGTATTTTCAACTTTTGTTTCAAAGTCTAAAATTGAATCATTTTCAGATTTTTCTTCATTTAAAGTTGGTTTCTCTTCAGTTGTAGAACTAATGTTCTCTGATTTGTCAACATCTCCAAAATCAAAACCTGGTAATAATGGCTCTTCATTTTTTAAACTGTCTGAAATAACCTTTGTTACTTCTTCAGCAGACTCTGTTTTTGTAATTGGTGCATTGTTCTCAAGTAAATCTTGTAAAGATACTACACCTGCACTTCCTTCATTTTGCATACAAATTTATTTTTTGGTTTTTATTTTAACAAATTGATATTCAATTCATACAACTATTTTCATAATTATAAGAAAATATACAATATTCTAATTTTTATTAATTGCTGCTATATACTCACCACTTTGGCGAGTTTTAGATTTCTCTTCTAATGCTCTAGCTTTTAATTCTAAGTCCTTAAGTTTCAATTCTCTAGCATCATTCATTTGCTGTTCTCTTAACTTAAAATTATTAGCATCACTTTCCATTCTATGATTTAATTCTAGATTTTTTATAGATTGATTAGCTTGTTCACTGATATATTCCATACTATTTGGATCTGTTTTCATATCAGCAGCTCTACCCATTGCTTGTATCTTTTCTTGCTCTAATCTAGATTCTCTATCTTTTTGTTTAGACATTTCTTGTCTCTCCCACTCTTTTTGATTATTTTGATCAATCATTTGTTGCTGTTGTGCAGCTTGTTGTGATTGTGAATCTTGTGCTTGTTGTTGTTCTTTCTGTCTTGCTTTTCTTTCCATATTAGCAATTTCTACAACTTCAGACCAAGAATCTGAACCTATTAACCTTGCTAATTCTAATGTATCTGATCCTGTTGTATTATTAGAAATAAGTAAGTTCTTAAATGTTTCAAGATTTTTTCTCTTCTTACTATCTGAAGTAACAATCATTCCAAGTCTTCGTAAAGGAAACTCAGGATCTGTCATCTTTAAAAATTGAATTGATCCATCAGACTTTGTATAGTAAAGAGATAAATCTTTTTTATTAGACTGACAATATTGTGCTACAGATAAATGTAGCTCTAAAGCTCCTTTATGGAAATTTGAGAACTCCTCATGTACTCCTGATATTTGAGCTACATTTGATTCATTACTTAATCTAACTCCCTCAGCAGTTTCATACTTTGTCGGTTGATTTAATATTGGATTTATTCCAATCAGTTCATAAGCTTTCTTTTGAAAGAAATCTGCTAATTGAACTCTACTTGCAATCTCTTGTGCATGTGAGATATTAATTGCTTGTATTGGATTGGCATTATTCATTGTCTTCTGAGAATCGAGCGAGAAATTAACTGGCATAAGTCCTACAGATTTTGCTGTATTTCTCATAGCCATTAATGCACTTTCTGCATCTCCCCATCCTTCATACTCAGAAGGAATTAAATCAGTACTCATTAATAGTACCATACCCAATTCCTTTTCAATCAATGCACCAATCTGATTCATACAAAGATTATACTTTGCTTGGAATGGTAAAAACTTACCTACAGTTGATACACCGGCTTTACCTGCAACAGGTAATAAAGTATCGTATTCCGAATCCCCTTGAATTTGATGCTCCATAGGAGTTACATCTATATAAATAGGTTCAGACAAATTTCCACTTTGAATTTTTACACCGTAATATGTGACAGGTTTATATTGCCATTTTAATGTTCCTGGTTCAAAATTCGTTATAATATCGTGAATGCTTTGTTTAAAAGTTTGCTTAATATTATTATCCTTTAAGAAATCTTTTAGAATATCTTCTGTTACTTCTTCTGTAACAACTCTTCCATAATCATTTTCATATGTTAGGTATCCCCATAAATCATATGCTTTAAAATATACTTCAGTTACTTGACATAAATCTCTTCTATGGATAAAGTCATCTCTTAGTAATCTAGCCAATGAATTGTGTATACCAACATTTCCATCTGCCATTCTAGGTAAATACCTTTCTTTTACAGAAGATGATCCATCTTTATTAAAAACAGTTTCAATACCCATTGGTGTATCTAACTCATCCTGTAAGTTCAACATGAAGTTGTAATCATGATACCCTTTAAAAGGTACTGTCTCTAATTGAAGGAAATTTGAATTAATTGCTTGTTCTACAGTTCCTGAAACAACTCCTGCTGATACAAAATTGTCCCAAGTTGTATTTCCACCTAAAAGTTCTTTTTGTTTTTCTGCTGAAATTTTATGTCCATACTCTGAAATACACTCACTTGGTGTTTTCGGTACAACTCTTCCAACATACTCTCCTTTTTGAATATCCTCTAATTCAATCTCTTTAGAGAAGAATGTAACTTTTGGACTCCAGTTATTAGGTTGGTATTTATCGTGGTATATTTTATACTCTCTAAAACATCTTCCTGATGTTAAGTAGTCTTTTAGAGATTGTTTATTTAACTTTAATAGATTGAATCTTTCTTCATCATGCTCTAATGTAGCTTCACCCCAAACAACACCATTTGTTTTAAATCCTTTATTCTTAGAATCTTCGTTTGCTTTTGTTGTAAACTCGTTTCTAGCTTCTTCTAATTGACTAAGATATTGTTGTTGTTCTTCTTCAGAAGAAAATTGTTTACCTTCTGTAGTAAGTCCATTTTCTGCTAAGTGTGTCTCTACATAATTATCAACTACTTCTTTAAGAAGTTTTTTAATTTGATCATCTTTATATCTTATGAAATCATTCTTTGCGACTTCTCCGGTATCTTGTACATGAAACTTATCTTGCAAATCAACATACTTATCAACAATAGTGTTTACTACAATACTCGTAATATCATAATGTTTTAAAAATGTAGGGATTCCTACACCGTCTAATAAATTTTCTAATCCCTTTAAATGTGGGACTACTTCAGAAAGCTCTTGGTAAGACATCTTACCCTCAACCATTCTATAGTTATCAAAAAAACTTAAGTTCTCATGGATTTGTTTCAAACCAATATGCTCAAAAGAGTCCATTACAGCTTTCTTCCATTTATCCGTATCCTTTACCTTTTTAGGTACAGTCATTGGAGGAAGTAAATCTGTTCTACTAAGTGAATCTAAAAAAGACGTATTCATCATTGTACAAACTTACTAATTGTAGATTTCATATTAAAAAACATAAGATTTTTCACCATTAAAAGGCACTTGGTCTCTTTGATCCAAAGACAGATAGTCCTACCTTTTTAGGTCCTGAAATATTATTATATTCAGCGGTTTTTCTCTTTTCTGTAGGTCTAACATTGTTCTTGTCTAACTCTCTTGCATAAGCTAATGCATGCATAAATGCAGTGATTCTATCGAAGTTACCTCCTTTTCTATAAGAAAGCATTTCTTTTAGAAGAGCTATATCTAGAATATACTCAACTCCGTATTTAATTAACTCGTTCCCATCTTCATCAATCCCAATCACATGCTCTTCCTTACAATAGTCTATAAGCATGTTAAACATATAAGCCTTATTACCTCCTGTAGGATAGATACCGAATTTTGAGTTTAACTTTACGTTTCCATTTTGTGATGAGTTAGAAAAAGATATTGATGGTGCTAATAATTGTTCAGATTTATATTTAGTGTCTAAAAACTGTTTAAAACTGACATCGACAGCCTCCATCATACAAATTGCATTAAATGCTTCAATCAAGGTCTCTCCTGTTTTATGAAAGTCAGAATGTCTAAATGGTCTTGCTACATATGATGCTGCAATTGTCTCACAAGGTGAGTTCATTTCTAAGTTTCTTCTCTTAAGTACATAAAATGAACCAAGAGAATCTGTATCAGATTGGTCTAATTTATAATCATCGAGTCCTGAAACATGAGTATATTTTGGTGGAGTAGTTTCAGGAAGTTCTCCAAATAAAAGAATTGGAGCATCTGCTTCTCCACCTCCATGGGAAACCTCTGCTAGTTTTTTTGCAGAAAATTCCTGTTTATACTCTCCATTGTGCTTGTAGATATTTACACTCTTTCCTGTTATGCCTTCATCCTCTAATTTTCTTATATGCTTATCAATAACAGCTGTAGGAAATGGATTGGAAGAAGCTGTTATAAATACATCTGCAATTTCTAATGGAAAGTACATTCTATTTCTTTCTCTATCCTCTTCCTTTTTAAATGCATTATTTTTATCTTTTATAAAAGTAGATGCTTTCTCCCAATCTGTTGCATTTACTTTTATCTTCTCCAGATCATTATTTTCAATATCTAGGTATTCTGCTAAATTTATGGCTTTTTTAGGTACAGGTAGACGATAAGACATCTGTCCTGGAACAAATGTGCAGAAGCTCTCTTTCTTACTCCTCTCCCATGTTATAAACTCAGGATCAACTTTCCTATCTAATGTATCCCAATTCATAGGTAGCATGTCATAAGCTTCAGGATTTGATAATACATCCTTCGCATCTTTACTAAGATCCTGATTACCAGAAGTACCACTTAAAATAGGTACAAGCTTCATACCATATTGAGTCTTAAATGAAGGAAGTGCTGATTGTAGTACTTTTTTAAAACCCCACTTTCCACACTCATCAAGGATAAATCCTACAGGAGATAAACCTGCACCTTTTTCAGAAGAGTTATCTGTACCCCCAGATCCGTTAGTTATTGATATATGAGAATGTGGTAACCTGAAACCATCTTTCTCTTTAATGCCTAATTCAACTTTATTATCCCACTCTTGTATTAATTGAGGTATATACATTGCAGGGCTTACATTATTAAACCCTACTTTTAAAAGAGTTGATATAGCTTTTAAATCTCCATCATTACCTCCCATAACAGAAGTAGTACCATTAGCTTTAGTTGAATTTAACCAAGTAATCAAAGATGCTAACATACTAGATTTTGTAAAACCACGACATCCAAAAAGCATTAATCCTAAACCTTTAGCTTCAGCTTCTTCATAATTCTCCATAACAAATAACATATTGTCATCTAGTGGAGGATTCATTATAAGCTCTTTACCATCTTTTGTTGGGATAGGTGTCTTAAAGAAGTTTAAATGCCAATATAACCAAGGGTGAATATGATACCCACCGATAGTTATACCTTCTGTAATTTTTCTCTTTTCCTCTAAATAAAAATCTATTACATCTATTTGCTGATCAAAAAAGTTTTTTCTAGGATTCCACTTTGGAGGATTCTTAATATTTATGAAAAGTTCATTAGATGTTAGAAATTGAGACATAATTAAATATTATTAAACATTATTTTTAAATTATCTTCTGTTAAATGTTTTTCTGTTGTAGACTCCATAAATTTTGCAATGATTTCAGGTTGCAATTCTATTAACTCACCATTCTTAACAGAATAAAATAATCTTGACACTTGTGTAATATTCTCAAGAATAAGTGTATCTTCTGGATCCAGGTATGACATATCAATTTCCATCACTGTCGCAAGATTTGTCAACACAGTTATTCTATTCATCAACCCTTCTAAATCTTTAATAGCTAAAGTTGTAAACTGTTGTCCATGAGCAATCTCTAATAAAAGACCTCTCATATCATCAAAAGTAACTGATGGATTATTCTTTTTATATTCAACTACCTCTTGTTGTTTTTTAAAATTCTCTGATAAAGATTTATCAATAACTTTAGATGTTTCCAAATACTCACTGATTTGGCTCTTAACGAATTCTTGTAACTTTTCCATATTAATTATACTTATTTAATTTTTGTGATTCCTTTTTTAATGCTTTCTCTGCTGCTGAATAGAAGTCTTCATCTGTTATCGACAATAAATCTGACTTACTGAATTTTTCAAATCCATCCATATTCTTTAAAACTGCTAAAACTGTTTGTGAAAAAGTGTAGTCAGGTATTAATGCCCTAAACTCTTCCATCTTTCCATCTACTAAAACTCTGTAATTCATTTTTTATAATTTAATTATTCTAAATCTTACAGTTACAGTTTTAAACACTCTTTCTGTAACCTTATATTCTATGTTTAATGTTTTCTCATTTAATCCTTGTCTAAATCCAATTGTAGATATAGTGACATCTAATTTATTTTCACTTTTATTAATTGGCGTAATAACATCAACATGTGTACAACCACATCCAACAGTTGTTTTATTAATTTTCTGAGGTTTCTTTGAAAGAATATTAAAAGAAAGTTTAACTGTATTCTGATCAGTCACTCCTAAATCGTATAAAAATTCTTTATTAGTATTTTTTACTTTATGATCTGAAGAAGTTTGAATTATTGTATATTCTCCTGAACTATCACTAACTTCAAGTGCTTCCCATAAAGGTGTCAACCCTATTTCAATTCTTCCACATGTTTCTGTTTTAGATGCACTCTTTTGTCTTATACAACAACCACATGCTGTGCAATGAGGGCCATCTCCACATAATCCTGTCTTAATTTTTAATTTATCAGTGAATGATAATTTCTCTGATGGTATATTATCTGAATTATATTCACATGGTGAACACTTACTAACCCTATCTTGATACCACTCTTGATCAATAGGCAATTCATTTAAGAAAGCTTTTGCAATAACTGCCCCTTTTTTAAGTATGTTTTTCATTTCCATTTTGTGTTTTGATAATTTTCAATTTCCTCCGTACTCATTCTTCCAACATAACTATAATCTGATATAACTGACTTTTTTGCATGTCTTCTTTCACACTTTGTAACCATAAGTTTTGTCAATTCATTCTGCCTTTTTAATGAAAACAATTGTCCTTTTTTTATGTACAACTCTTTACTTTTAATGTAAACTTCTTTATATCTGAATGCCTTTAGAAAACCTATCTTAAGGTACATGTAGCCTATGTAAGGTAGTTTTATTGAAAGTACTAAAGGATCCTTCATAACTGAATGAATATATTTTGTCATGAAATTTAAAATATACTCAACTTGTTTTTCAGTAGCTCCTGTACTAGCTGCTACCTTTATAATTATGTCCTTGTTAGTAGATATTTCTTTACCATTATCCATTAACCTGCCACTAGTGAAAACATAACTCTTGTAAAATCTCCGTTATTTGCTTGATAATAATCAGAAAGACTTTGTAATTCAGGATTTAAAAAAGATACTCTTGTATTCATATCAGACTTTATTAAGAATCCACCTTCTCTTAACTCGGAATTCAAGCAATTTAAATTCTCTTTCTCTAAACCTAATAATTTACAAGCATAGTTTTTTGTCTCCTTGCTGTATCCTTTTTTTATATAAATGCTAAGCAATGTAACTAACTTAGCTCTTAGCATCTTTGTCTTATCACCTGTAATTGTCTTATAACATGAATATACTGTTATCAAGTTCTTCAGAACTTCAAATTCATTTTTCGACTTAATTTCTAATTGGTAAATATTCATATGTAGCATTCAATAATTATGGGGCGAATATAACACTATTTTGTTAGAAAACAAACAACTTATACCATATTTAACATATTTTAACACAATTGAATTGTTTTTTTAACATCCAAAATGTATATTTGTATTATGATATTTGAAGACTACTTTTACGAAGTTTGGAATGAAATGCCGGACTCTATAATAACAGAGGAATACTACAATAAGAATGAAGCTTTATTTGAAGCTATTACTTATGACTTCTTTCATTATAACGAACAGACAAATGGTTTGCCATCATATTTGGCTAGATTTGTTATTCAACAGATTGTAAATAATTCTTTAATTTTAGGAATTAGATAATCTTTTTTTTGATATTCTATGATTTTTTTGTATTTTTACAGAATGTATGCTTATGCGTATAAAATAAAAACCGATGTAATTTCATAAAAATATGAAGAATAGAGTTCCAAGCAAATATGTGTATAAACTATACACAATCCCCGAAAAACTAAATAATGATATCCTGGCACTAGATCTATGCTCAACTCAATATGAAAGAGTTGTTAGGTTTATTGGTGTCCTAAAAAAGAAATCATATCAGCAAAATAGAGATTTTTGTCTTCCTGTAACTCTTCCAAGAGATTACTTAACTACATTTTTAACAACTAGCTATTACAAATTGACAAATATGCTTGTTGAAAATGGAATTATAGAAAGAGATGATTACTGGAATCAAAAAAAGTCAATTTGCAAAAAATACAATATTTCCCCAAAATACTTCCAAAGAGATATATATTCTATAGATAATAATAGTATAGAAAGTATAGAAGAAAATAAAGGTATAAAAACAGTAAGTCTATCATTTAAATGCATTTTTAAGAAAGAGGACGTTGAAACTGAGCGAGTTATAGACTCTGCTAAAAAACAGTTAAACAGTCTAAAAATTGACGAAAAAAGATTGAAAAATGTCTCTGAAGAATTGGTTGAAAATATATCTGAAAATGACTTTATTTTGAACTCTGCTATCACTGAACCACAGTTTGAAGTTAAGATGATGGTTAACTCTGAATTTAAAACAAGGTGGGTGAATTTAAAAGATGCTCTAGAACTTGCTAGAGTTAACAATAAAGATCTGATACAAGATAGAAAGTGTTTCTTTATCATGGATATATCTGAATTTATCCTTAGAAAAAAGGACATGGTAAGAATTTACCATAATGAGTCAATTGATCGTTTGTCTAAAAAGTATTGGACTGTTTCTAGAAATAGTACAAATAACAGGTTGGACACTAACTTAACAAACCTTCCAACTGGATTGGTTAAAGCTATAATGGAGGACAATGATCTGGTTCAAGTTGATTTAAGTAATTCTCAGTTTGCTATCTTAGCTAACATTCTTCCGGAAAACTTGACACACCCAAGTACAGTGGAGTTCAAGGAAAGTGCTTCTAGTGGCAAGTTTTACGAGTCTGTACAAAATAAGTTAAATCTTGATACTAGAAATACAGCTAAACAAACGACATTTGAATTATTATTCTCTTCCCATAAAAATAAATCTAAAAATTTATCTAAAATGAGAGATGCCTATCCTGAATTATTAGAGTATATCGACAATTATAAAATTGAGAATGGGCATAAGAATTTCTCAATATCTCTTCAAAAGGAGGAGTCTAGGATATTTATTGACGGAATACTAAAAAGATTATCAGATTTGAAAATACCATGCCTATCAAAGCATGATTCAATTATATGTAAAAGAGAGGATTTCACAGAAGTATTGGAAGTTATGAATCTTATTTTTGATAGTAACAATTTTAAAGGAAACCTTGTGTATTAAATATCTTTTTACTATATTTACATAAAAATAAATTACATGCAGAAAACAAAATTATACCCTATTAATTACATGGGTGTTGAATACACAGAGGAGTCAGTTAGTGATATTTTTGAATCCTTTTACCACTCAAAAAAGTCTGTTAGAAATGATGGAGGAATTTATATGTTTGACGGAATGGTGATCTATCCTGATGGATCTATGGTAGATGAAAGTGAAATAGATTATTAATTTGAATATTATGGCGAAGAAAGAAGGTAAAGAGTTAAGTGTCAATGAAATACTTGACGATTTAAATAAGGTATTAAAGACAAATGTTCAATTTGCTAATTCAGGAAAAGGGTTAGATATTGAAAGAGTTAGAACTGGAAGTATTACATTTGACTCTGCAACAGGTGGAGGATTTCCAAAGGGTAGACATACAATACTTTATGGACCTGAAAGTTCTGGAAAGACTACATCAGCACTTATGGCTATTGCTAATTTCCAAAAATCAGATGACAAAAGACTTGCGTTATTTATTGATGGAGAGTTTGCTTTTGATAAGAAATATGCTAAAGCATTAGGAATTGATTTGTCAAGACTTTTAGTTGTACAACCAGATCATACAAACCAAGCCCAAGATATTCTATTAGAATTATTGAATAAAGATTTAATAGGTATTCAAGTTTTTGACAGTATTGCAGCTGTACAACCTATTTCAGTATTAGAGAATGATTCTGATGCATCTAATATGGGTAAGCATGCACTTGCTATAGGAAATATCTTTAAGACTTGTAATGGTCTTGTAAGTAAGAATAAAATATGTTCTATCTTCATTAATCAAATTAGAGATAAGATTGGTGGCTATGGAGGAGGTATTAGTATGCCTGGAGGACATGCACCAAAGTTCTATGCTTCATTAATGGTACAAGTTAATAGAGGTTCAAAAATAGATAATCCTGATGGGACAACTACAAATAGAGGATCAATCTATGTTACAAAAAATAAAACAGCACCTCCATACAAAAAAGGTGAATACGATATGGAACATGGGACAGGTATTTCAATATCTCAGGAAGTCTTAGATTATGGTATTTTAACAGGTGTTCTTTATAAAGGTGGAAATACTTTTTATTATGATGAGACATTTGAGAATAAGTCTGATAATAAAGAGTCGCATGTAAAAGTTGGATCTTCAAAAGCATTAGCTAAAGAATTCTTAAATCAGAATATTGAGTTTAGAGATCATTTATATGAAATTATTGTAAATCATGTAATATCTCAATTCAATGATGAAGATGTTGACTTAGAAGAACAAAGAGATTAAATATTAGCCCCCCTTAATTGGGGGCTTTTTTATTTTAAACAATGGCAAAGAAAAAAGTAGTAAGAAAATCAAGAGTAGAGAAACCTTTTAATCATGGCACGCAGAGTAAAGCTGCGTTCTTTGGATCTATCAGGGCAGCATTAAGAAACTCTAGTAGATGGTGGAAACCTATTGCAGCATGTAAAGCTAATGCAAAAAGACCTTACAAAGGACCAAGTAAACTTCAGAAGTATGAGTACCAATGTAATATCTGTAAAGAATACTTTTCTGAAAAAGAAATAGCTATAGACCATATTGTAGAAGCTGGAAGTTTAAAGGATTATAACGACTTACCAGGATTTGTAGAAAGACTTTTCTGTGAGGTGGATGGGTTTCAGTGCTTATGCAACAAGAGAAAAGACGGAAAAGTAAGTTGTCATACTATTAAGACTCAGGATTATATGAAAAAACAAAAAGAAAATAAATAATAATTTTGCATTTAATCATAAAAGTCTTAATTTTATAAAAAAATAAAAACACATGTTAATACGATTAAATTCAAATCCTCTTCCATTATTCCTAACAGAAGGAAAGTGTTATGAGGCAGTATCTGTTCTTATTGAGGATGACGAGATGTATTCTTATAAAATACTTGCTGATCATGGATACCATTTATATGTTCCTGCAAGATACTTCACTGTAGTAGAGGAATCACCTATTGAAATAACTCAAGAAGATGGACCAAAGTTCGATGATACTATATTAGATACATTAAATAATGGTGGATCAACTGATTACTATAAGCTGGATCCTGAATGGAGGGAAGCCTCAGATATTATAGAAGCTAGAAATATGAATTACAATCAAGGAAATATATTCAAGGCTGCAATGACATTCAATATTGGAAGACACCAAGGGACAGATGAGCTAAGAGATCTTAACAAGATTATATTCTTTGCAGAAAGACAAAAACAATTAATCCTAAAAAACAAATAAAATGATTAAATTAACACAAGTGTTATTTCAGTTTTCAAAAACTTATGAGCAAAAGATTAAAGATATATCAGAAATCTATCAAGAGGAAGTTAGACAAGCTGAGCTATCTAACGGTATCATACCACAACCACCAACTATTAAACCAAAGCCTGAAGATTATGTTTCAACTTCTGTTCCTTTGTTTATAGAGAAAGAGTTGATTAAAGTTATTACCACTGATTTACTAGGTGCAACAATTATCTCAGATGGATTAGATGTTCAGTATAATGTAGCTGAAACTCCAAGACAAGTTCATAATTTACTAAAAAGAAAATAAACATTATGTCAACAAAGCCTAACAAAGAGAAGAGGATTCTAAAAACAGAACCTAAGTTAAAGATTGAATTAAGTGATGAGCAGAAAGAAGTTGTTAAATTATTTCATGAGTTTGATGTAATCTTTATCAATGGAGACTTTGGGACAGGTAAAACGGCAACAGCTGTTCATATCGCTTTATCAGCATTTAGAAAGAAAATGTTTAATAAGATCTGGATTACTAGACCAATGCTGAAGAATCAATTAGCAGCTCTTCCAGGTACATTAGAAGAGAAGTTACATCCATACATCTATCCAATCCTTCAGAACATGGAAATGTGTCAAGGAAAGGAGCTTACAGAGAAAATGAAAAAAGATGGTAATGTAGAAATCATTCCATTTGATGTAGCTAAAGGATTGACATTTTCAGATTCTGTAGTTATAGTTGATGAGTGGCAAGATATAGATTATCAAGATTTCAGGACTATTTTAACAAGACTTGGAAAAGATAGTAAAATGATTTTCTGTGGTTCTAAAGAGCAAATTGATAGAACAATGTTAGATAAAACCTGCTACCACCGTGTGTCAAAATTAGAAAACAGTGGTATAGTTGGTTGGGCAGATTTAAAAGCTAATCATAGAAACGAGATATTAATGAAGATTATAAATTATTTAGAGAAAAATGACTAAAGAAAGATATAAAGAAATAAGAAATCTTCCTAACTTCCTTCATATATATTTTATGGAGGAAAGTGGGACTAGCATTGCTCCACAAGAATTTGATCAATTTTTTACAACTTGGTTATTTGTTATGATTGGAATGGATCCAAATCAAGGAGTGCAAAAAATAATTAATTTTTTAGATACAAAGTTTGCAAATTAAATATTTCTTACTATATTTGCATATATAATTAATAACAGTAGTAACACACACAAAAAACAAAAAGCATGAACTACAACAATTTTAGCATTAGTGCAGGTAAAGGAAAACTTTTCTTAAAAGAGAAAACTCCAACAGAAGGTTATGAAGAAATAACTTATGGTGCAGAAAACAAAAAAACTTACCACAAGTATTTTACAAGTATCAAAGGGACTCCAAAGTATTTCGATACAAAAGAGGTAAAATTTGATGGTAAGACATTACGTTTCTTAGAGTTGACATTAATTGATGGTCAAGAGTCAAACAAAGTATCTGTACCTTTAAAAAACACAAAAGGTGGATATACTGATGAGACAAGAGCAATCATCTCTTCATTAAACTCCTTAAAATTAGGTGAAGAAGTTACACTTTCAGTGAAAACATCAACATCTATTGGTAAGAACGGAAAAGAATACAAAAACTTGAATGTGTATATTAATTACACAAACATCCTTAATGACGAAGGTAAAGGTCAAAGTACTGGATTTATTCCTTATACAGAAATCCCTGGACCAGAATCAAAAACTATTGCAGGAGATCAAGTTTGGGATTGGACAGCACAAACAGAATTCTTCTACCATAAGTTAGAAGAGATTAAAGCTAAGTTCGCAACAGGTACTCCGGAAGCTTATGGATCATCTCAACCAACAGCTCCTGCTGCTGCTACTGTCGAAGAAACAGCTCCAATCTCTTTATCAAAAATAGAGGCAGTGACTATCGAAGACGATGAGCTTCCATTCTGATTATCAGCTACTTAAATAAACTAAAACTACAACTATGAAAATAATCCTCCATTTTTTGGGGGATTTTTTGTTTATTATATAAATAGTATTATATTTGTAAAAAATATTACTAAAAATAAAATTATGGCAAATAGAAAACCCAATGCATCTTATACGTTTAAGCAAAATGTAACTTTGTTTAATTATGCAATTAAGTTTATTAAGAGTGAGGTTCCAAATAACTGTACATTCTTATCATTAATCAAGAAACCAGATGGAGAGATTATGATTAAGGCATCTATTAAGAATAAAGCTACTAATGTAAAAGATTCATTTTTATATACAATACCTCAAGACTTTTCCTTAACAGATTCTGACTTAGCTAGAATTAAAGAGTTAATTAATAATAAGTGTGTTGAATATGGGAGCTAAGGAAATGAAAGCCATCTACGAAGATTTATCATCTTCAGGTGACTTATTAGATATGTTTCCAACTTTAACAGGAAATTGGAAAGAAGATAAAAGAGATTTTAAAGAATTGTATAATCAAGTTAGTAATTCTTTTGGTACAGATTTTAACATATATTTTGGAGATGAAGAATATTAACATTAAAGAGTTTTTAGAGAGTAAAAGAGAAGAGTTGTTTAATATCTATGAAGATATGTCAAACATCGCTAAATCAGCTAGAAAGTTGTGTGAGCAATATGGGGTTGAGTACACAGAATCTTTTAGGGCATGTGCATCTAAGATTATAAATAGTGACAGAACGTTTGAGAATATATCTGAAACTGAAACTAATCAATATAAAGATGATTCAAATCCTGTATCAGTTTTATCTGCCTTAAGAACAGATGGATCTATAATGAATATTACAGAGTATTGTGAAACATATAATTTACCTTATGACCAGGTTAAGAGTTATAAATTAGTTACACACACTGGTAAAGGTGCTTATTATAATATTGCTAGTAATAATGTTTCTACTTCTTTTGATCTGGAAGAAGAGAAGACTTCAATTGAGCAATCTTTAAGAGATATCGTCTCAAGAATTGGCATTAATCCTTCTAAAAGCTTATATAAAGAGAACACTGTTTTAAATGATGAATTCTTTGATAGACTTGTATTTACAGATGTTCATATCAACTTAGATCCAAATGGTGATGGAAGCCCTCTGTATGGAGGTATTTATGATAAGGCCGAGATATTAAGAAGATTGGATGAAATGGTATCTTATGTTAGACAAGAGCAAGTGTCAACAGTACTGTATATTGATGAGCTTGGAGACTTTATGGATGGATATAAACAAGCTACAACTAGAAATTCAGGCCACTCACTTCCTCAATTAACAAATGATAAGGATGCCTTTGATTTAGGTGTTGAATTTAAAATTTCATTGATAAATAAATTATTACCATTCTATAAAAAGATTGTATGTAATAATGTTACAAATGATAACCATTCAGGAGATTTCTCATACTTTGTAAACATGGCTGCAAAAGGTGTATTGGAAACACTATATCCAGATCAAGTTGAATACAATGTAATAAATAAATTCTTTTATCACTACTCTATTGGATGTCATACATTTGTTGCATCACATGGTAAGGATACAAAAGATATGAAGCATGGTATGAAACCAACATTAGATTCTTCAGCAAAAGAAAAGATTGATCAATACTGTAAACATCATGGGTTATATAATGGTAATTATATAGAATTTAGCAAAGGAGATTCACATCAAGCTATTTTTGATGAATCTACAAGTAGCGATTTTAGCTATTACTCGTATCCTGCATTCTCTCCTCCAAGTGCTTGGGTACAAACAAACTTTGGACTATCTAGATCTGGATTTAGATTCTTCAATATAAGTAAAGTTAGAAATCAAAAAATTACTCATCCGTATTATTTTAATTAATATGAAAAGACCTGATGAATTGTCATATACGGTAGAAGAATTAAACCAAGAAGTCTGGAAAGATATACCAGGCTTCGAAGGTTTTTATCAAGCTAGTAACTTAGGAAGATTTAGATCTTTGCCTAGAGTTATAGTCAGAAGCAATGGTATTACTGAAAATAAACCTGGTCGTATTCTTAAGAATAATTACTACTCTAATGGGTACGTCCAATTAATACTTTATGTAGATAAGGTTAGGACTAACTTTATAGCTCATAGAGTAATTGCTGAAATGTTTGTAGCTAATCCTTATAATAAAGATACTGTAAATCATAAAAATGGAATTAAAAATGATTTAAGGGAGCATAACTTAGAATGGTGTACTAGGTCTGAGAATAATTACCATGCTTACAAAATAGGTTTATCAAAAGCTAATCCTAAAAAAGGAGAAGATAGTAGTAGAACAAAACTTACAAACTTAGAAGCTTTAGAGATTAGACAAACTTATAAACCTGGAAAATTTAATAAAACCATTTTTGAGAAGTATAGAGATAAGATATCAAAAAGTGGATTTAATAGTATAGCAAGAGGAGAATCTTGGAAACATCTTACAAATTAAAAGTAAAATTAATAATTTTTAACTAATGAAGACATTGATTATTTCATTTGTCCTACTTATCAACTGTAGCTTGGCCCAATTTTGTGGGCCTTCTACTTTTGTAGGACTTTTGTCACCTAATAATACAGATCAAATTACACCTGCTACAGGAAATGGTCTTAGACCTTATTGGAAATTTAAAGCTTTTGCAGGATGTACTTATACATTTCAAACTTGTGGACTAACTTCTACAGATACAGAGTTAGAATTAATGTCCACTAGTGCTTTAGATTTTAATGATGACTACTGTTCTCTACAATCTTATATCAGTTGGAAATGTCTTGTAGATGGGACTTACATAATCTTTCTGACAAGATATAGAAGTGGTACATGTAAAGTATTAAATCAAGATGTCTCTTTAAAGTATAAAACAGATTGTGTCATTCTTCCAATAGAGTTAGCTTCATTCACTGTTAGAAATGAAAATGGTTCAAACTTACTGAAATGGACCACCTACTCTGAGGATCGATCAGATTATTTTTCTGTCGAAAGATATGATGGTTTTTGGGAATCTATTGTAAATGTAGATGCAGCAGGATATTCTCACCACACATTGAATTACAGCTACTTAGATAATACTTTTAGCAATGGATGTGTAAATTACTACAGACTTAGAATGGTTGATATTAATGGAGAAGATAAAATATCCGATATTGAGTCAATAGATAATACAGAAATATCAGAACATCTAGTAAAAGTTGTAAACTTGGAAGGAAAAGAAGTGAATATGAATGAAAAAGGGGTACTTATACTTATATATTCAACCGGAACAACAAAAATAATTTATAATTTATAATTTAATTGAAATATAATTATTACTTTTACAAAAAAATAAAAACATGGAGACATTATTAGGAAATAAAGTGTTGGTAAAAGGAGATGATCCAACAATTACAGAGTCAGGTATTTTATTAGAGATGCCAAACCCTTCTCAAAAACAAAGACCTGAAACAGGAGAGATTGTTTTAGTTGGAACAAAGCTAGAATATGACTTAAAAGTTGGAGATAAAATCCACTTCAATAAAATGGCAGCAAAAGAGTTTCACCACAATGGTAAGGACTATCTGATTATAGCTGGAGGAGATATTAATGGATTTTTTGAAAAGTAATTAGTATGTCAAAGAAATTATTATGTGTAGATGCAACTCCTGGTAAGGGGACATCTAACTTTGAAAATTGGATTGTTGAAGGAGAGGTTTACACTTTAAGAGCTACAACAGGCTCTTTAGTCAATGAACAAGGTGTTTTACTCAAGGAGATTAAAAATCCACCTGTATTTATCAAAGAACTAGCAGGAAGAGTGGAACCATCTTTTGCACGCAAACGTTTTGTAGAGGTTGATGATGCTATGAACTTAATGGAAGAGTCAAGTGCTGTAAAAGAAGAAAACTTAATTTTGAATTAATATGGCTTGGATAGATAGTTTATATGAAACGGCAATATGGGATGTCCTACGAAATGGGTATAGATATCCAGATCCTAATAGAGAAGGTGTAAATAGATTTGAAATACCAAGCTATACATTTAGATATGAATTGGAAGACAAAGAATTACCTATAATAACTCTTAGGAAAATCTTTTACAAAGGAGCAATCAATGAGCTAATATGCTTTTTGAATGGATTTACAGATGTAAAGGAATATTGGAAAAGAGGTGTTAATTTTTGGGACAAGGATGTTGCCAATTTCAATAACACATCTGTTGAAGAACTAAGAGCAAATCCAGAAGCAAAAACTGACATGGGAGCAATTTACCCTTTTCAATGGAGGAATCCTGAGAGTGATCAAATTGCAAAGCTTATCTATACAATGGTGAATAATCCAATGTCTACAAGCTTAATTGTAAACTCTTGGGACCATAAGCAATTAAAAAACATGTGCTTACCTCCATGCCACTATTCTTTCCAGATCATCTGTTTTCCTAGTGAAAAACATGGATATGAATTTGAATTACATTGGTCCCAAAGATCAACAGACCTATACTTAGGATTTCCAACAAACATAATCTTCTACACAGTTCTTTGTAAATTATTAGAACTTTTTACAGGATATAAAGCAAAAGCTGTAGTGGGAGATTTAAAAAATGTCCACTTGTATGATAACCAATATAGTGCTGCAACAGAAATCTCTTTGAGAAATCCATTTGTGCATAAATCTGCGACATTGGAAATACAAGAGGAATTAAAAAATATGCTTGAAAATTCTAATGCAATTATTAAGTCTATGGATTATAATAGCTTCATCACTTTCTTAAATGTTGTATTAGGTCTTTTAACTGATGAGATGTTCCAGGTGAATAATTATGAGAGTCATCCAGCATTAAAAGTAGAAATGTTAGCACACACAATTGATAAATAATAAAATGTATAAAGCAAAAAACGACAGTTGGGATGAATTACATTCCATTATAGATAAAATTGAAAGTTTAGATCCAAACGACTTTGAGGAAAGGCTTTCTGAAATTGAGAACAAAAAAAGATTCTCTGTAATTATTGACAGAAATTCTTGCTTCATAGTATTAGAAGCTGATGATAATACAGTTGAAATTGCATCTGCAATTAAAGACACAAAAAAGGAAGCTGTAGTGTTGGCCCTTAATGATTTTTTTAACTTCTATAAATTCTTAACTTATGAAGACTAGTAAAATATTTGTAAATCTACTTCTTTTATTTTGGACGTGGAATCACTTCCCAATACTTGTTGGGACATTTAGAGAGGATAGATATAATTACATACATATAATTAAATAATATGATGTCAGAATACGAAGAGGAAATACAAAAGAAGATTGGACTAGCTGTAATGCAAATGCATTCCCTAAATAAGACTGCAGGGAATGAAGTTGAACTTACTAATAGAGCCACATTTATTGAGACTCTATTACTTGAGTGGGACAATCATATTGATAATCAAATTAATACATTATGGAAAAGCTTTACAGAAAATTACGCAACGGAAGATATCAAGAAGTCGATAGAAACCTATCACTTAATCAGGAAATCCTCTTAAGCTGTGCATTCCGATATTGTCTAGGAAGAAAAACTTACGTAACAAGTAGTTGTGTTGAGGAACTATTAAGACTTTCTGATGTACTCCCTGACACCTTTAAATACAGGACTGTGAAGGAAATCAAAGAAGCAGAAGTAGAAGATAATCTTGGTATGGCTATGGATGCAGAAGGTTGGCTTAAGTTAGCAGACTTTTGGACACCTGAAAAAAGATTTTCCCTAGAAGCTAATAAATATAAAACAGATGAATGGATTTATGTAGATGAAGCTTACGAATCAAACGGAATCTACTACTCCATAGAAGGACACCAGGAGTATCACACCGTCCGGAACATCAAATCAAAAAATAAATCTTATAATTTTTAAAAATAATTTCCCCTTCATAGGGGATTTTTTATTTTAATTGTATATATTTGTAGAAAATAAAAATCATGGAAAACAAATTAGTATTACCAAAGAAGTATAAAGCAAGAGAAGAGAGGTTTGAAAAGTACAACGGAATGGAGAAACTTTCATACTCTCAAATAGGATCATTCACAGATCCATTATATAGAAATGACTATATTCGTCAATACATGTTCGGAATACCTTCTGAGGGGACAATATGGACAGATTTCGGATCAGCTGTTGGAGAATACATAGAGACAAACGGAGCTACTTGTAGCCCTCTATTAAATGAAGAATCTATTGCTTCACTAAAAGCTATTCCTCGTCCTAAAAAAGCTGCATACGAATATCCTATTGCTGTTGTCGTAGACACACCTGAAGGAGACTTAGTTATTGAAGGCTATATTGATGAGTTAGAATACGTATCAGACACAGAAGTTATTGTCCGAGATTTTAAAACAGGAAACATAGACAAGAAAGTGGAACAATATGCAAGTGATGACTACCAACAAACAACCCTGTATTCATATCACATGGAAACTGAAGGATATAAAGTTGTTGACTCTTGCGTTCTTCTCCTTTCTAGAAAAGGAAACGGATTCCCAAAATATCCTGTAAGACTTGAGAACAAATCTGTTCACATCCCAACACCTTATTCAAAAGAACGTGCAGAGAAATACTTCAACAAAGTTAGAAAAACTGCAAAGGAAATCTCAGACATGTATAAAGTATTTTTAAAACTAAACTCGTGAAACTAGAAGCCGGACAGAAATTCAAAGACGAACATGGTGAAATCCTCACCATTGTTTCTGTCGTTGAAAAAGACATAGACAAATATGGAACCGTATATGCATCCTCCTCAAAAGAAACATCTTCAGCATACACAAAACTAAATAACGAAGATTCAGAACATCACGGAACAATTCCATTCTTCCTAGAAACATTCTTAGAAAACACTACATATGTACAAGATAACTAGACTGCAAGACAACAAAACATGGAAGTCCCCCGAAATACACTACATACATTTCGACTCCCAGGGTAAATTCCTAAAAGAGGAAGACACCCCCTCCATAAATACATCACTCCTAATTGGAAAACTTACAGTGTTCTACACATGGATGACAACACAAATAAAACAAATAGAAAATTTAACAGAAAACTCTTACAAATTAATTACAAAAAATTCTACTTATGAAATTACTAAACTTCTTTAAAAAGCCAAAACAATCTCTTTCAGGAACATTCTTCTCCCTTAAAAAAGAATCTAACAGAGAAATAGAAACTACGTTCCAATCCGGATCTAAAATCTATAAAGACATAAACGAAACAAACATCAACTCCCTAATCCAAGATAATCATCTCCTAATTGACATAGAGCAAATCTCTGACGGATATCACACATTCCAAGAACTCTACGAATTTAGGAAAATCTATAACGCTGTCCTATTCAATATGGCTTTCCGTTCAGCTAGATGGGACGTGCACAAATCAAGAAAACATTTTGATGGAACACCTTGCTTCGGAGGAAAATACTTCATCGTTGTAGCTATGCTGCCAGGTGGACAAATCTCAAACCACTACCCAATGGAAGATTGGGACCTGTTCAAAATTACTGAAACAGAAAAAGCCAAATTCCCATTCGATGGACACTCCTCCCAAGACGTAATAAAACGACTTAAAAAGATATTATGAAAGAAGAAAAGAGATACCAAATAATGCTAGAAATACTTCAAGAAATGTACCAACAAGCTACACCAAAAGAAGACTTCAAACAAAATCTAATGAATAGAAAAGATGACTACTTCCAAAACTATACACTAGAAGAAGAAAAATATAACAACATCCTAAAAGAAACATATAAAAAATATAAAATAACAGGATTCCTAAAACAACAATTCAACTTCGCAATAAACCTAGGACCAAGCCCAAAATCCTCTCCTTCAAAATAAGAAGGGGAGAGGGCTCCCTCCTAAATCAAATAACCCCCCTTGCTGAGGTGAACTCTATAATAAAACAGATGTGATAAGACTTGCTGGAGGTATCTTAATTACTTTTCGCTATAATAAAACTTTTCTTTTGGGGGGGGTAAAAATAGATATCGACACACCGTGCATAACTACCTACTAAAAATCCTCCCCACAAAAAAATTTTTTCTTTGGGTAACCCCCCTTGTTAAGAATTTAACACATTCCAGATCTGGCGTTAAGATCTTAACACGAACTTTTTTCTGTTATTTTTTTAACAATTTACTGGATTATTGTTAAGAATTTAACACCTACATTCTATGTTATAATATTAACAGTATTAAACCTTTTTGTGAAATTCTTAACAAGTTATATTATTAACATATATACATATAATATGTTAATTTTTTAACACGACTATCGATCTGTTAAATTTTTAACACTTTCCAGATCTGGTGTTAAGATCTTAACACGTAACAAATTTGTACTAATACGTTAATTTTTTAAAACTGTTAATAACTTTTTTCATTTGCTATTGACTTTATCAAATTTCAATTTTAAGCGACTTTTTTAATATAGAATGTATTAATACTTTGCCCTATTACAGTTATTGCATTAAATGAAAAATTGACTTTTGCAAATACAAATTTGCATTAATACGTTAATATTTTAACACGTGTTATTTTTACCTTATTTTTAGATTATAATTCATTTTATATACAAACTTTATTTAAAGGTTATAAACCTATTATATATATGAATGCATTATTTTATTAATTCATTCGTTTAAATTCGTTCTAATTGATATATATAAACGTTTAAAAATTGTCTATTTATTAGTAAATTTTAAAAAAAGATCAATTTTGCACCAATTTTTAATTAATTGATATTCAACACTTTAACATTTATTTTAAAATTATTTTCAATTTTTTTTAATAAATCTATTGCTAATTAAAAAAAGCGTTGTATATTTGCTTCATGAATGTTTAAAGAAGCATTTGAAAAATGAACGACTTTTGTCGTAATTGTATAATAATGTAAAATAATTTAAAATTTAGAGTCATGAAAAATTTAACAGTAGTAACAGAAAAAAACGTTGAAATTTTAGCAACAAAAAAAGCTGAAACAGTAGAAACAGTCGAAACAGTTATTAAATTAACAAAAATTGATTTACAATTAATCAAATTAGAAAACAAAGAAAATAAACAACTTTGCAAGGCTATAAATGTAGTATTGAATGAAATTAGGATTTCAGATTTAAAAAGTAAGTCTATTGAATTGGATGATAAAAAAGCAAAATTTTTGAAAAAAGATTTAAGCGAAAAGCAAGTTTATAGAAACAAATTGAAAGGCGAATTTAATTCAATTTTTCAAATTTTGAAAGTTATTAAAGAAGTGGATAAAAGCGAGGGGACAAAGAAATTTAAAAGCGTTTATTCTAAAAGTTTTCACGTTTCAATGGTTAATGTATTTTTGACTGAAAATCAATTTTTGCAAGTTGTGAAAAATGGTAGACAATTTTCTTTGTCAATTGCTTTGAATTCGATTGAAAAAATTGAAAGTGTATACGATACGAAAGAAAGTGTCCTAATTGATAGCCTATTGAATAAAGGCGAAGAAATAAACGCTTTGATTAATTCAGTTGTAAAAAATGAATGTACAATTGAAATGGCATTTAATCAATTTTTAGAATTAAAAAAATAAGGTTTTAAACCTTTGCCCTTTGCGAAGTCAATATATAAAAGCGTTTATATATAACTCTTTCGATTGAGTTGAGGGTGCAAATTTACAAAGGTTATATTTTTAACCTTTTGCAATAGTTTAAATTTAGGATTAATATTTTTTAATTCTATGCAATATTTAAACCTTTGCACGTTCTTTGACATATTGAAATTTGAAACAATGCTAAAAAGTTGTTTCAACGTGAAACAAAAGTTTTGCGAAGTGTTAACCTATGTATTAAACTAATACGCTTAAGTTATATTTAACAGTCCTTTAGGGGGGGTGTGTAATTTTCTATGAAGTAAGTTTTTTTAAAAGATAGCGTACATTTATTTCATGATGAACCTATTTAATATAATCTTTTTAGGGGCGTATTGTGTCCGATTCTCTATTAAATAAAAATGCATACATTAAGGGGTGTACGTAGTTATGCCTATTCTATAAAGGTTAATCTTTATGGGGTAGGTAGGTCACAACGTATACGTATGAACAAAAGGGTACAACAAACTTTCGTGTTTATAGTTGTGTCCTACCACTATAGGCGAAAGGTGTCTAAGTGGGTATTAACACTTTGTCTGAGGTGTATTAAAGTAGTATGGGCAAGGAATCTATACGAGAAGGATACATCTGCGAGGCAAATAAAAAATATTTTCCCCTTGATAGGCTTTGCCTTATAAAAGATTGATTTCGTCTAGGGGATCTAATGCCTAATGTTGGGCAAATAAAATAATTGTGTTATGGAAATTAAGAGAGAGGAAAGGTACATCTTCAATGGGGTATCTTATGCAACAATGGATGAAGCTATTGAGGCGAAGAGGATAAAGATTGCCATGGATATGTGGCAAGAAGAGTTTAATGGAGAATATGAATCTACATTCAAATTCCTTATGGAAGAGAAGAAATTTGTTGAGAAAATGTTTAAAGCTATGGACAATGGCTAGAAAGGAAATCTACTTCGGGGAGGAATGGCAACTATCCTCTCTTAAAGGGAAGAGGCATCCTTATGGGGGAGAGCGTGTGTCTGATCGAATAGACTACTTCTCTAAAATCTCGGCTTACGAAAAAAGATTATCTAAACTAGAGAGAGAGTCTAAAGAGAAGACAAGAAAAGTTTACAAGGAAAGAACTATACAAATACATGGCTTCCTAAAAGGAGAAGTATCCGTAAAAGGAATAGCATTGATCCTCAAATAATACAGAGTGAGGATAGTAACAAGGACAAAGGACAAATTGTGCTTGGTAGTTTGGAAAGGATTTAGTACATTTGTCTAGTTTAGATATACAAAACAGGACATTTTATGTACATAGCGATTGACAAAAGCACTAAAATGAGTGCTATCTTTAAAGAAAAACTCCATTTGAGTGAGCATATTGGGTGCTCAACTAAAACAATTGGTCGAAAAGACCACTTAAAATCCTGGGAGTGGGAAAATTTTGAGGTGTTCAACCCTCAAATAGTTAAAATATCCTCCAAAAGAGGAGGTAAAAGGTATAATTGTCTAGTTTAGGTATACAAAACAGGACACAAAATAAGAAAAGTTATGATGAAAATTGTAGAAACTAGAGGTCAATTGATTTATGTTGACCTATTCGGAACCCCAATTCTTATGATTGGGAAAAAAGGGAAACTTTATCTTCACGAGGGAGGTAATAGTCTAACAATGAGCAGTATGGCAAAGTTGCTTGGAGAATTAAACAGTGTTACTATGGCAAAAATCCATAGTGGAGAGTATATAATTAGGGACTTGAATAAATATTTGCCTAAAAAGGTAAAAGCCTTAGGTTCAAGGGACTACAGAAATAGACTTTCTGTGAAAATATTAATCGGTTAATGGATTTTTTTTGTATAAAGTCTTGATTATGAGGGAGGTAGACATCCCCCCCAAGTCCTTCAATAAGGGAAAAAATGTGTTTAGAAACCGAATACATATACTAAATAATAGGGGTGTGTTCAAAAAATAAAGAGAAATTATGTTTATAATTAATTGTATCATCATCTTTTTAGCCTTTATGTTAGAGGTTATGGTGGTGTTTTGTGTATTGTTATTTTGTGTATTCTTTTTCTATGAGTGTAAAGAAGTTTATTCTTCTTATAAGATGAGAAAGAGGTTTAGAGAGTTTAAGAATATAGAGTAATGGGAAAATCTTTTCTTAAGCCCCGAAAAAAGGTATATGCAATGTATTTTGCTATGTCCAGTTTATTGCTAATGTTGGCAATAGTTTTTTATGGGAATGATATGTTAGGTTGGATAGCCTCTATAAATTTCCTAATATGTTTAACAATGGGTGCAGTAACACCCTCAAAAAAGTAAGTTATGACAAAGAAAGAAATTAAAATATTACAAGATATAGAAGCTGAACACTTCTTATTGTTGCAAGAAGTTAGCTCTATATTAGGTAGTGAGAATGAGAGCTCAAAACTGTGGAGAGCTCGATGGGGTGCTTATCACAATATCCTTGAGAAATTAGGGATAGAATCTGATATGGGAAATGCTAATAATCAGAGAGCTATAGAGATAATGACAAAAAATAGAAATCATGAGTCAATATAATTGGAATTGGTGGTTTGTCTTATCAGTGATAGGACTGCTTGTAGGAATGATGGGAATCATGGTAGGGGAACATATATTTTCCACACGTATAGTGGTAGTCTCATCCATTTCATCAATAGGTTGCCTATATGTAGGTATGAAACCTGAAGAGGATTAATCTTTAAAATAATGTTATGAAAATACTATCAACAATCTTATTATGCTTCTTTATTATATTTAATGGAGAGGCTTTCTGTAACAAACCTCCAAGAGGTTTCAACTATAGAAAACATTATAGAAAAATGCATAGAGTTCAAACTATGAACCATGTGTTTAATTTGAATAACTGCAAAGGGAAAACATTTAAAGTTTAAACCTTTATCGGAGGTGGCTGAATGGCTAGGCGTAAAATAAAAGTGGGTTCGACTCCCATACTCCGAACAAATTATAAATTAAAAATTAAGTTATGGAAGAGCAAGTAAAAAGTAAGTTGTTAGAAGTGTTAGACAATTGGTGTGTTTATTTTATGTTGGTAGGGACTCCATCGGAAACCCCTAGATATAGCCAAATACTGGCTAATGACGATTATACAGATTGGAGTTTGAGTTCCACTGTATCAGGAATCAAGTATGGAATTGATTGGACACCTGAAGAATTAGAATTCTTAAACAAAAAACAATGGGACGAAGACCTTTGGGGTTGGTGGAAGAGAATTAGAACAGAATATTTAGAAAATAATTATAAAACAATTAAATCTTATTAATATGAAAAAGCAAGTAACGTTTGTAGATGCAAACAAAAACAAAGCTGTAATTGAAATAGCTATCAAAGACGGAAGATTCTCTATGAATGGAGATATTATTTATGGTTGTGGTCAAATCCATTACATGATTGAGCCTGACAATGAGGGACAAGAAATGCTCCTAGACTTGTGGGCGAAGTATCATCTTAATGATATGAAACCTGGAACACCAAGGCAAATGGAACTTGTGAAAGGTTTAAGTTACGAGGATGCCTTGGAGAAGTTATTAAGTATCAACAGATATACAGGTGAGGAGTCAGCAAATGGTAATAACCACGAACTCATATACAACGTATCAGTTAAAGCTTTAGAAGGATTAGAGAGGTGGGCAAATAAACAAACACAAGAGAAATTGTATGAACCTACAATGATATTTGACGAAAAAGGAAATGAAATTGAACCTATCTCATACTATGAATACACGAAGAATAATTTAAATAAAGAGATTGAGGAATGTTTTAAGGTTGTGCAAGATACGTTACTTTATGACACTCTTCCAAACGGAGATCTGTATAAGTATGGATCTGGATGGCTAATAGATGAACTTCCTGAAGACATTGAAGATTTAGTAGAAGAATGTTGTACTCTTATAGAAGAGTATGAAGAAGAGAGAAAAGGAGATACATTCGTATCAGAATTAGACGAAGAAGAAGCATTCAAAATCATTCACGAGGTAAGTGATGATGATGCAAGTGAGATATATGCCATCTGTAATATGTTTGACTTAACGGCGAACGAGATAGAAGATATTGCTATGGAAGGACACAATAGAATCTGTGTTCAAGGTGTGGATTATCTATTTGGAACCGATGATGAAATGGACTACGAATGGGATAAAGTTCTAGATGATTATTTAGAAGAGTGCATCTTCCCCGAA